GTGTCGTCGGTTGCCTTGAGAGTTGGTGGTGCATCCTCCAACGCTTCAACAGGGATGGAGTCAAGAACAGAAGCGACCATCTCAGCCGTTTCCTCAGCCGTTGGGTGGTGTTGGTCGGGGAAGGATTTGTCCATGACATAGAACCAAATGGGGCGACCACGTGCATAGCGTCCCGTAGGTGAACGCTCACATTCAATGCGGAGAATCCAGTCCTCGTTGATGTCCACGTCAAGGGCAACCCATCCTGGTGTGCCTTCATCAGCGTCCTTCAACGTGTGAAGCCCTTGCATGTGAACATACGCTGCCTCAGCCTCGAACTTGTCCAACGCTCGCTTGATGGTCTGCACATGACAACCTGCGACCTCAGCGACCTCATCAGCATTCCAACTCTCTTCACCCAACGCCTTGTTGTAGTGCATCAATTCGTGCTTGATCCAGTCGGTGGGGTTCTTCTTGAAGTTGTGAGGGTTCTCCACGATTGCATCAACGACTTCGAGCAAAGCCTCTGGGGTCGTTTCGATTTTGCCTTCGGGCGTCAATGGGTATGGGGGGTCGGTGATGATGGGGTTCTCGTGAGCCTGTTCGATCTCCTCTGGCGTAGCAACAGGAGGAGCCGCAGGGTCGTCATGTGCGGCGTCCTCCAATTGCGGGGATGCAACATCAGCGGAAGGCACAGGAGAGGCATTGACATCAGCCTCGACGACCCCCTCATCGCTGGATGGTTTTGCATTGGAGTTGGATTCAGCCAAGACCTGCTCTGCCACCTCAACGGCGACAGGCATGGCTGGTGCGCTTTGGAGGAGTCGCTCCTCCATTGTGAGGACTGGCTCAGGCTCAGGCTCTGGTTCGGGGTTGACCTGCTGCAACTTGGTGATGGTGAAGGAGGCTTGAACCTTGGCGGAGCCGTTAGAGCGGCTCGTGTACGACCGCTTCATGGACTCGATCATCTCAGCCACATCAACGGGGTATTTGTGGTCGGCCAACTTCTTCGTGTTGATCTTCATGCGACCATCATCGTCCACTTCCGCAGCGGCGTCGATGGCGGCGTTGATGTTCTCCACATATTTCCACACGACTTCCGTGTGGCCCTCAAAAATGGAGATGAGGCCGTCGAGGAACGTCCCCAAGAGCCATTCACGGGGGATGGTCGCAGGGGTGGCCTTGTCGCTGAAACCGACAGGGATGGACACCATCGCCTTGCCCTCCTCAGCGGGGACAAGTGTGAGCATGGTGTCGCCCATGCGGATTTGGATGTCGGACTGGTCAACCTGTGCGAGGGGGGCTTTGTGCTTTGATCGTTCTTCCTTGTTCAGGAACTGACCGTTTTTCTCTTGCCAGACCTCAGTTAAAACCGTGCCGAGGGACTTGAGCAAAGGCCCCCAGTCGGCCCCAATGTTCTCGAACTCTTTTGCTGCTTCTGTAAATGCTGTCTTGGACATATTTTCTCACCAATCGCTCGTCGGAGCAAGCACTCCACAGCGGGTGGTGTATATGAATGCTCTCTCAAGCCTCAACATCCAAGTCCCAAACACAGGCGGCGTATGTGCTGGCAATACCCTCCACCTTTGCCCGTTGATCGGCGGGGTCGTTCTTTGAGCAGGTCAACTTCACGAACTCAGGACTCTTCCCCAACACATTGTTGATTTGAGCCATTTGGCTACCATGACGGAGGGCGTATTTACCCACGGGCCACTTGTTCAACTCGTTGTAAATCTTGGTCGTGGTCAGCGGCCCCATATCTCGAAGCATGGCTACAATCTTTTCACGCGCTCTTTTCGTCCTCATGGATTTTGAGGGACGTGTCCTTCGTTGATAAAGACTCACCTAACCTTGAACGGATTGAAATCTCCCCTTCTTCGAGAGGCTTCGACCTCCTGCCCTTTGAGGGCATCAGTCAAACGGATGATCTTGCGTACAAGGATGTCCTTGTAGGCGTCGTTTTGGTTGTGTATTCTGCCAGGTCGAGCGAGTTGGCTGTTGACCATTCGGAATTGTTCCCATGCGTCAGCCAACTGTTCCTCCAAAGGAGCATCCTCAAAATGTGAGTTGGGGATGAACCTTGGTCTGTAAATCATCCGTGGGTCAAGCATCGAATAATTCGTCCCAAACATGGGATTGAAGGGGCTTCGATCTTCACTCGCAGACATTTCAGCCCACGAAGCCCTCCCCGCCATGGCCCATCCATGGCTCATAGGGGGATAAAATCATCCCATTTGGTTCTTTGGCCCTTCTGGGTTCATGCTGATGACATCATCAATCCGCAAAATCATGACTGCTGCCTCAACCGCAGAGGTGATGGCTTGGATGTGGAGCGACTGCGGCTCCACGATCTGGGCGTCAAAGGCATCGGTGATGCCGCCGTTCTCAATCTCAATGCAAGAAAGGATGTTTGACTCGCTGTGGGCTTGGATGAGGTTTGCTCGAACGTCCACGGGGTCATGACCTGCGTTCTCAGCGATGGCCTCTGGAATTGCCATGAGAGCCTCACGGAAGGAATCGACGGCCATCATGTGGCGTCCAGTCAAGTCGGTGAAGTTGTGCCTCAGCAACTGCGTCCAAAGGTAGGTCTGCGTTGCTCCCCCTCCAGGGACGATGTTCTCCTTTGAGGCCAGCCAGCAGACACCAACGGCGTCCTCCAAGGCTCGCTCCATCTCTTCTGCCACGTGCTTGGTCGCACCTGATGCGAGGATGGTTTGTTGCTTCGGTCGAGCGTGAAGGGGCGTGATCTCAATGAGGTCGTTGTCAAAGGAGTCGTTGAGTCGGTAGTTGCCGTAGCCCATGTCTTCCTCCACGATGGCGGCGTTGAGGCTGGACACAATCCTCCCGCCGACCAGCGACGAGAGGCTTTCGAGGACGGACTTCTGCACGTTGCCCACGGCCACGATGCCCTCTTTCGTGAGGTAATGCAGAGCGAGGTCGTCGATTTTCTTCTGCGTAAAGACCACCGTTGCCCCGCTTTCCTTGATCGTGCGAACCATGCTTCGGATGGCTTCCTCCTCTTGTTCGAGGAATTGAGCCACTTGGTCGGGGGAGGTGATTTGCACCTGTGCCTCCATCTTGGTCTTTTGAGGCTCAAGGCCGACATCCAACAGGAGGATGGAGGCGTCCTCGATCTCACGCACCATGGAGGGACTGGCGAGTCCCTTCTCCACGACCACTCCTGGTACGAGGCAGGTGTCCTCTTCGGACTTCCCGCTCACGGAGAGAATGTTGATGTCGTCCACGGACTGAACCGATTTGATCGCATCAACACAAATCCCCACAAGATGGTCTTTGATTCCCTCAGCCGACTTCCCCGTCAACGAGGTGGCCGCTGCCTGTCGTGGCGATTCATCGACGCTGACCCCCCATGTTTTGAGGATGTCCACCGCCACGTCCCGTGCGGCTCTGTATCCTTTGCAGATGGTGGTTGGATGGATTCCCTTGTCCAACAAACGCTCCGCCTGTTCGAGCAACGCTCCCGCCAGAACAACCGCTGAGGTCGTCCCATCGTAGCAGTTGGCCTCTTGGGTCTTGGCAACCTCGACCACCATCTTGGCGGCTGGATGCTCAATGCCGATCTCACGAAGGATGGACACGCCATCGTTGGTGATGAGGATGTTTCCCGCAGGGTCAATGAGCATCTTATCCATGCCAAGTGGCCCCAGAGTTGTGCGGATGGCTTGAGCCACCGCCTTGGCCGCGCTGATGTTTGATCGTTGAGCGGCTGAACCGTTGGTCTGTTGTGTTCCCTGTTGGAGAATATACACGGGCTGTTGGCCGTTGTTCGCTGGCTGCATGACCTCACCGTATCGGTGCGTCGGTTATCAAGACTCACTCAGTCTTCCCAGATGGTTCCGAGGTATTCGCTGGCGACTTTGTGAGGATAGGCGGTATCCTCGATCATCTCACGGCCAGCCCAATGAGGCCAAACATCGTAAAACGCCTTTCCTGTGAACGGGTGAGTATCGGATGCCACTTCGTATTGAGGCACGTAGTTGAGCCGCTTGATTCGAGGGATGTTCTCACCGAACCAGTCGCTGATAAACTTCATCGCTTCGCAATAGGTCAAGCCGTGGTTGCTGCGCTCGTGATCTCCTCCCTCGTTGAGGTCGGTGATGACGGCATGGTATTTCCTCTCGTCGCTATCATGGACGGGGTGAGCCTTTCCTCTCCTCCCCTCGTGAGCCTCATGGAGGCAAACAGGGCATTGACCAGGATGGATAGAGCGGGGCATCGAGATGTGAATCTCCTTACCACACATTCCCTCCTCGTCAACAGAGCAGCACTCAAGCGTGTAGCCATGGCGGGACAGGGTGAAATGAAACTGCTCTCCTCCACATGATGAACAGGAGATGAAAATCTCCTTGGGCGACACAGGCATCTCATTTGGGTTGTATTCCACGATTATTTTGTTCATTCAAACTCCTCCATTTTCTTTTGAAGATCGAGCATGACCTGAACCTTGGGGAATGCGTGTTCAGCCTGAGCGAACGCTTGGCCCAACTCTTCGAGAGGCCCAATCACATATTCCCCGCAGCCCCATTCGCCGCGCTCAACCGTATCCTCATCGATTCGCCTCATGTAAGGGATGGCGTACCGAAGACGGACAATCTCTGTGGGGATTTCAGTCCCCCATGGCTTACGGAGGATGACCTTACGGCCAACATCCTCCTCAGTCCACTTGACCTTCGTACCGTATTCCACGATCAACGGCTCGTCTTGACTCATTTGGATTCCTCCCTCTTCACATCCTGTGGCTCTCGATAGCCGCACATCTCGCACACCAGGTAGGTTGTGCAGTAGCCTCTGCCGCCACAGGAGCGGCATTTCCAGTAGTCGTTGGGCCTCACGCTCATTCTCCTCGACTCCTAAACAATTCACGCTCACCGCTGAACCAATAGTCAGCGAGATTCACGAGGGGAAGCCCCTCTTGATACGCTTTCATATCATCCTTAACTAAGGATGGGATAAGGAAAAACGACGCCTCAACGCGCTTCAATCGAGCCAACTCGTTAGTCATCTCCTCCAGCGACTCAAAGCCCCATGAATCGAGGACTTGCTCAAGCAACCTCGCCTGTTGATTTTCTGGGCCACCAAGGTTCAGTAGCCGCTGATGTTCATTTTTATCCCGCTTGATGAGAATCACGTTGCCGTCTGCGGTATCCGTACAATGATCGTTCCAATGATGCGTCCTCTCCCGCATCTCCTCGTCGGTTTCCCTACGGACTGAGCCATCATCGTTCTCCACGAAACTCCGCTTCACGTTCTTCTTCTTGTAAAGCATTGAGCCACAGGCGGTGCATTGGTGATAGATGTTGTCCGACCAAGGGACAATCGCGACTGAGCCGCAGACCCCACAGCCTTCAAGTTGAATCTCGTTCCATTGAATGTGTTTTGCTCTCATGCTTCTTCACCTCGATCAACCCACCACGAGGGCGGGGCAGTCCGTACCCAACGGACGTTCGGCTTCGTCATGTAAAATCGACGGTACGAACCAACGGGGTCGGTATGATCTTGAAACTCCTCTGGCATACACAGCACCCAGGGAGTCAATCCTCCCGCAGGGATGTATTGATGAGCGTGTTGAGGGACATCTCGAAGCGTCTTCTCACACGCACTCGATTTCCCATATCGGCGTCGAATCTCACGTGCGTATTCCGTTCCCATTTGAAACAGCCAGAGCCAGTTGCCTTGGCTCTCTGCTGCCCATTTGCAGAGCGGGTGGTGAGGATGAGCCAACCTGTACGGTTTGCCCGTCTTGGTGCGGAGAAGCACCTCCTCTGGAGCGTCGTTGAGAATCAAAGCCGTGTTGAGGACTTGACAGGTTTCGAGGAACATCTTGTTGATTCGTTGATCGTCGGTTTGACGCGCTGACTCGTAGGGGCAGGGTCGCCCCTGAGCATCGGCTCCAACCAAGAATCCGTTCATGCTCATTCCCAACCGTTCATCTCACGCACTTCACGAATGCCAGCGGCAGAGAGTCCTCGACAGCCACGGCACGAGCCTTCACGCATCCGTGCGCCAAGCGTACCACAACAGGACGAGCGGCACTCTGCACGAGGCTCCTCCTCAATGATGCCCTTCGGCCTTCCGTTGAAGCGGCGGCGGTCGCCAAATGCTTCGATGGCATTGGGCTGGAGGGACTCCCCAAGAGCCTCTTGGAGCAGGTCTGTGGTGGAGGGACACTCGTCCAACTCCTCAGCACACAGGCCGTTCTCAGGGGTCGCAGAGAGGATAACCTCGTCGTTGATGATGCGCTCGCCACCGCATCCTGTGCAGGTGATGGTGTGGTCGTCATCTTCCTCCTCATCTTGGGACTGATGGAGTCGAGGATTGAAACACGGGGCTTCAAAGAACATCTTCTCCTTCTCCTCCTCGTCGGATTCCGCTCCTCGAACGATCTGGCTGATGTCATCCCAACAGTCCATGCAGTAGGAATGCTGGAGCGTCTTCCCGCCCTTGGTCAACTGGGACTGGTGGCCGTTGCCTTCCATGTCGCATTGGCAGATGACGCAGCGGTCAGTCATGGGGATGGGGGCGTCGGACACCGTGGTCAACGGGTCAACCGCTCGCAGCGGCTGAGAGTTGTTGCACCCCTTGAACAGGCCCAGAGAGAGCCTCACGGCGTCGTCGGAATCGACGCAGCCATCGTGGGTGGACACGGCGTTGAAGATGCGGTACAGAGCGTCGATCTCGTCGTCGCTGAGGGCGACAATCTCGTGAAGGTCGTCCACGTCGGGGTCGTGGCCTTCGAGGTACGACACCATCAATTCTTCACGCAGGGTGGGGACGCTCATTCCTTCACCTCCTCGACATAGCCGCACTCCGAACAGGAGATGTGATCTCCATCGGCGGTGTTGCCAAGGCCGTGGTGGAGGCAGTTGGGACACCAGGTCGGTTCAAAGCCGCCCCTCCTCTGTTCTTGGTAAGCCTCGTCGGTCGATGGGCGGATGCGGATGGATTGACCCTCAGCAGCATGAAGGTAGTCGAATCGGTATTCGTCCTTCCCGTCTGCGATGTAGGACTGGCGGAAGGACTCAGCGTCAAGGCCGTGGTTGCCATTCCACTCCACCCAGACGGCCACATGGCCTTTGTAGGCCGTGAAGTCTTGAGGGATGCCACCGTGCATCGAGAGAAGGACGAGAGGCATCTCGTACATGAAATGCTCAAACTCCTTCAAAGCCTCTTCACGAGAGTCAGCAGAGAGGATGGTTCGGAAGGGCGTTGCGGCTGGCCCCGTGTCGTCGTTGTGCCAAAGAAGGTGATGCTCCTCTGGCCCTGCGATGATCGAGGGAATCCAAGCCCACTTCTCAAGGTCGTCGTTGAATGCACGGATGCGCCAATTCCCAAGGAACCCTTTCATGGGGTTCAGCCAAACATTTTCGGCCCAGTCCTCACGCTGTTGATCGTTCAATTCGTCGTGCTTCATCATGTCTAACAAGTAGTATTTCTTCATGTTCTCACCATCCCTCCTCAGCGGGGAGCCATCGCTCCAACTCATCAGGGGAAAACTCGTTGGGGTGGGTGCGAGCGTATTGCGCCACCACCTCGTCCGTGGTCATGTTGGCGTACAGAGGCTGACCCATGCAGTCAACACCGCCAACATTGTGTTCAAGACCGCCACGGACGTTGAATTGGTCGCCGCAGCAGAAACAATGGTACACATCGAACGCAGGGTACACAGGCGCACCTGGCATCTCCTGTTCCGATGGTTGATGGTAAGTGTGCCGAACCCAATCCTTGGGAGCGTAGGAGCCACCGCAGTCCTCCGTGAGGCAGCGGGCATCCTCGATCTGTGAGCAGCGTTGCGGCTGGTGAGGGCGAAAAGCGGAATGAACCAAGGAGGGGTCTTTCCAGAACCCATCGTAGGTCAAGAGCGTGTGCTTGGGCTTCTGCCGCAGGTCATCGCTCTTGAGGTCGTACACCTTGTAGGGGCCAAGGTGTTCAGCACGGAGGGCTACGCAGAGCGCAGCCCACTCGTCCTTGTGCTGGCGTTCGAGGGTCTGCCCCTCGTGAGGTTTGGAGAACGTGGACTTGAACCAGCGATACCGCTCAAGGTTGGCGGCGTGTTTCTCGTTCATCTCAGCGTTGTGAGCCTCCCAGAGAACACGGACACGGCGGAGTTGCTCCGCCTTGACCATCGAGAGAACCATCGCCACATTCTCATGGGCGTTGGTGAGATCGTCATCGGATGCCTCAGCGAGCGTCAACTCGAAGTTGCGCTTCACGAGGTCGTTGTTGGTGGTGATGAGGTCAGTCATTGAGAGTCCCCCTTGAAGCCGTATTTGTCAGCGAAGTCCTCAGCCATCTCCTTGTCAATGTGAAGCGTGGCGAGGCCGTTCCTGTCGCTCTCCACCCACTCAATCGAATTGAGGAGGTCATCAATGTCCCCAAAGAGGGCGTTGAGAACCTCGTCAAGGGTGGATGCCCCGTTGTAGTCGGGGAAGCGTGTGTCGCCGTCGAGGATGCTCTTGGGCAGCATCTCAACGATGCGTGAAGGGAGGAAGGATTGCTCCAACTCCTCCAGAGCCTCGTTGATGTCCTCCCTAATGGCTGGTTCAAAATGCTTGGATTCTGCATCCATGCTGAGGGTCGTTTCAAGCACCTCCCAATGTTCGTTGGGGATGCAGATGATCGTGTGGTCAATCGGTTGTTCGTCGCTCATGTCAATCACCTCAAAATGGCAGGTGGGAATCCTCGTCCCCACTCTCGCCCCATGGTCGCTCCTCGTGCATCGTTTCTTCCTGTTTGGTTGTCATCTCATCAACTCCCGTGCTTCCCGCCCACACCATATGGTGTATTTGAAGACTCACTCTCCTGCTGCCCGCTGAAAGCACGATCAATCACCCCTCGTCGGTTGGGCGGTGTTGCGGCACTTGGGATAGTTGGAGCAGCCAAGGAAAGCACCGTGCTTTCCTGCACGTGTCCTCAGCGTCCCGCCACAGGTGCAGGGTCGCTCCTCGAAGGTGGGGTTCAACTCGTGAATCCTGTCGATGCGGTCGAGCGTGTTCCTCCTCCAATTCTTGGTGCGGTGGACGCGCTTGTTCGGCTTGAGGAAAACATCCCCTCCAGGGCTGACGGCAACGACACGGATGGCGTCCTTCCCTGCGCCTCGACCGACATCATCGGTGGCGATGGTGGAATAGACCCGCACGAAGCATCCTCCGTCGCCGTAGGGGGCGTCGTACACGGCCTCGTGGCATCGGTGGTTGGGTTCGACCTGCTCAAAGCCCAGAGCGTCCATGAAGGCGTCAAACTCAGCCTTGGTGATCTCAACGTAGTTGCTCATTCCTTCACCTCCTCAAGGGCAGCGTGGAGCCGCTGAATCATCTCAACGCTCGCTCGAACCTGTCGCTGTTGCCAGTCGTGGGCTTTGGCGAGCCGCTCCTCCTCAATCTTGAGCAAAGCGAGTCGCTTGCCCTCCTTGTGGATGAGATCGGACAACTCCTCGATCTTCCGCTCCTGTGGGGTCAACGCCGCCAACTCCTGCTCCCGTTGCTCCTCCTCCGACAGGGGAGGCGTGTAGCCATGGTGTTCGTTCCACTTGGCCGTCTGGGTGGGGGAGAGGCGGATGTTCGTTTCGCCGCCGCAGTAGTAGTGGATGAGGACGCCGTTGCCGATGTCCTGCTCGTTGTTGTAGGCGGGCCAGCCAACGGAGTTGGGGCCGTCCCCTTGGCAACGGAGCCAGCCGTCCTCGTCGGACCTGGTGTGGAGAGGGTTCCACATGACGATGCCACGCCCGTCGAGGAAGTCGGCGTAGGTGGAGTCGCTGCCTCGCATCTTCCGCCTCCACAGGGGTTTCATGCCGTCGCCGTTGGTAATCATTCAGCCACCTCCTCAACAGGGATGAGGCGAGCGTCCCAAAGGAGCCGAGGCCAACTGTTCGAGGTCGCGTACCAAAGCGGGGCTGCGCCCACCTCCATGCCCTGCCCTTCACAGGCGTCATCGTCATCAAGAGCCTCGTTGATGGCATCGATCAACTGAGGCCATGGTGGTGCGCCTCTCTTCGTCCAAGTGGCCTGTTGCTGCCCTCGCTGATACATCAACTCGTCGAACGGCAGAACATCGGAGGGGACGTTCGCTTGACGGGTCAAGGGGATGGTGATCTCAACGACACGAGCCGAAGCCCATGCGTAGTGGCCGTCCTCGATGGAGTATTCTCGGTACAGGAACCCTTCGGGCCATTGGCCCCCCTTGGGGCGGTATTGGAGAAACTCCTCCATCCTGTCATCGTCGTTCATCAAGCCTTCAACTTCAATCGTAATCGTGTTCATTGGTTCACCTCCTCAGCACGGGCTGCGTCGGAGCAAGCGGTGCAGAGAATCTCATCGTAGTCGGCGGTGGGGTCGGCTGGAGGGTTCTCCAGAGCGTCCACGAAGGAATGGCCTGTGGGCGTCCCACAGGAGCGGATGACGCAGACGCTGCCTTGGTCATCACGGACACGGCAGAGGTGGCCTCCACAGCCAGCGCAGGTGCGGGTGTCGTCAAGATCGAGGATGACAGCACCTGCGGTGTCGGTTCCGTGGTTGCAGTCCTCATCACAACATCGCTCAAGGCCGCTGGAGGCGTCCTCAGCGTCCTCGACGGGGGTCGGAGCCTCAGCAGAGCGTGGAGCCTCCAGAACGGCCTCGTAGTCGCCCTCAATGGCCTTGGTCATCGTGGCCTTGAGGTCGGCATAGAAATCAACCGACTCGTCAACGATGACATTCCACTTCTTGGCACGAGTCCAAGCGACGTAGGTGTTGTTGACCTCGCCAATCGCAGACTCGAACGAAGCCTCCATCGAACGCTCCGACATGAAGCACGACACGAACGGCTTGTCGGAATCAGGGGAGGGGTTGACGATGCGGTCAATGAGGAACATCACATCGGCCTCGTCGCCCTTGTAGCGGTGGATGGTGGAGATGTGAACGGCAGAGCCGCCCTTCTCAGCGAAGAGGGTGTTCTCGACCCAATCACGGAGGCCCTTGGCGATGCTGATGTCCTTGGGGGTGGCACGGATGTCGTCCTTGGAAACACGCTCAAAGAACAGCGTGGTGAACGCCTCAATGAGATCGATGGCTGCCATGGCCTCCTCGAAGTTGGGGCAGGTGGCGAGTTGCTTGGCATCGCCGCCGTGGAAGTCCGTCCACTTGAGCATGGTGTGCTTCTTCAACTCCTCAATCACTTGGATGGCGATGCGGAGCGAGAAGTTGCGAAGGGGAGCGTCCTTCCAGCCCAATCCAAGGCGGGACAGGGCCTTGACAGGCCAGCCGTCCTCGGTGATTTTGGAGTCCGTCCGTGGAGCCTCTGCGGTGGCCTTGAACGCTTGGTTCACGAGGCCGTCCTTCCCAGAGGGCGTGGACACAGGAATGCCAGCCTTGAGGAGTCGCTTGATGTAGTCGGGCAGAGGACGCTTGAGGCGGCACAGGAGGCCGAAGGTGGTGTCCTCGCCAAGGAGGGTGCGGGCGTTCTCGACGAAGCCCACCACGGACTCACCGTTGATGACCATCGGCAACGCTCCCGTTGACCAGTTGAGGTGGGCGAATTGATCGGCCACGGCAGGGTGGGCAGGGGAGAAGTGGTTGTGGTAGTTGCAGGTCGTGTAGTCCTCGTTGGGATAACGACGCTTCACCATGGCGAGGGCATCAGCACAGGCAACACGGGCAGAGGCGGCGACCATGGCCGTCCCACGCCAGCAGACGGACTGGGGGAACCACTTCGCACCGATGGCCTCAGCGTTGTCGTGGAAGGCCGTCGAGGACGCTCCAGCGAACAGGTAAATCGCTTGGGAGGTGTCCCCAACGATGGTGATGTGGGCGTCATCGGTGCAGAGTTTCCACACGAGGTTGGCCTTGAGGACGCTGAGGTCTTGAACCTCATCGATCATCATGCAGCGGGCCTTCTCATGCTCAGGCAACTGGAGATCGAGGGCGTGGGGCAGGTAAATCTGGTCGGGCATCGACCAATACCAAACGCCCTGCGACTCAACCTCAGCGAGGTCGTCGTCGGACGGCAGGTCAACGCCGTCCAAACGAACGTCCACCTCGCCCTCCTTGAACACCTCAGCGAGGACGCTGAGAACGGTGTCGAGGTGCTTGGGCTTGACGACACGGTATCCCTTCGCACCGCTGAATGGAGCCATGGAGCCGACCTTCATGCCGTCCACCTTGTAGGTTCCAGCCTTGCCGAATTGACGGCCAATCCAGACCCCATCCAACTTGGCCTTCTGCCCATCGTTCTCGAAGGTCAAGGCGATGTCATCACCGACCATCTTCACAACGGCCTTGGTGGTGGCGTTGGTGGCGAAGGACTTGGAGCCGACGCTCTTGGTGGTCTTCCCCGCTGGAGGGAAGAGGACGTTGGCGGTGGAGAGGATGGCGTAGCGTTGCGCTGTGATCTTCGAGGCGTCCCTGTGGTTGTTGAGGGCCTTGATGGTTCCAGCGTCCAGCCAGCGGTTGTTGGAGGACTTCGCAGGGACGATGGCGTTCATCCAGTCGGCCTCGCCACAGGACGGGCGGTGCTTGGCACGGATGAAGGCCGTCTGCACCCGCAGAGCGAGGACGGTGATGGCGAGTCGAGCAACGACAGGGAGGCCGATGGACACGACTGGATTGTCATCCAATCCCTGGTCCTTTCCGACCCGCTGGAGGATGCCCACGACCTCTTGAATCTCGTCGTTGTTCATGCCCTCGTCCTCGACTGAGGGGACGACATACCCATCGACCACAGGGGTCGCCATGGAGCGAGGAACGAAGCCCTCGTTCATCAGCATGGTGCAGACGGACTGGAGGCCACGGGTGAGATCGTTGAAGGCGTGGGAGGTGGTCTTGACATTCAGCGCACCAGCAGCGATGACGAGGGTGCGAGCGTCGATGCCGTAGGCAGGGTCGCCCAAGGCCCCAGAGAAGACCATGCGAGGGAGGATGCGGTAAGGGTCATCCTTGCCGCTGAGGTTGGCGTCCTTCGGCACGGTGAAGCCCTCTGCCGCTGCCTTGGCACGGTTCATGGCGTGTCCACCAGCGTTGACGGTGTTCGAGCCGCCGAGAATCTTGGCACGGAGGCCATACACCTTGGCGAGGTGCTTGAGGTCGGCCATGGCATCCTTGGCGATGTGGGTGTTGAACGCCGTGATGGACACCTCAATGGTGGGGTTCCAGCGAGCGACGGCCTCGACCATGCCCTTGACCAGCGAGGACTTACCAGAACCTGCCACAGCACCGACAGCGATGCGAGCAGTCCCTGTGATGACCTTCCACGCCTTCTCCTCGTTGGCGGCTCGTTGCTGGCGGCTCCACGGGTTCCCGTTGCGGTCAACGGGAGGGATGATGAAGTTGAGGAGGGCTTGAGGATACGGCAACGAAGGGTCGTCGCATCCAGCCACTTGATCGATGAAGTCGGAGGCAGGGATGATGCCCCACGAGGCTGACTCTCCTCCGCTGGCGGCAGGGAAGAAGCGGTCAGTCCCATGCTCAAAGGTGGACAGGCTGAGGGCCGATGAGGACGTGAATCCGAACGGCACGACATCCCCCTCCAGCGAAGCGATGTGTGAGATCATGTCATCACGGGTGCTGTGGATGCCAATGCACTTGACATCGGAGTTGCAGCGGGTGAACACCACGAAGCGGGGTTCAGCGACGGGGGTGGTGCGAACGGTCGAGCCGTTCCAAGGCCAGAGATCGAGGCCGCTCATTCCAACGCCTCCTTGGGGATGTAGGAGAGGCGGTCGCCACAACACGGACAATGCTTGACGATGTTGGAGAAGCGTTCAACCTGCGCCCAGATGATGCCGCAGCACAACTCCTCATCGTGCCACAGGGGGGCAGGGCGAGGGTTGGCGTCCTCGACGGCAGCGAGGCCAGCACGGAGGACGGTGTTGACAGCACCCTCTGCGGTGGGGAAGAGGGCCTTGGGGAGAGCGACCCTGCCGCTCCATGCACCAAGGCGAACGGTGGCGTTCCAAGAGGCGTCGTCGCTCATGCAGACCACCCCTCTGGCTTCACAACGGATTTACCGCACAGCGGGCAGCAGTTGACGAGGGTGGACACATCAGCGAATTGGCCCCACAGGAACCCACAGCACATCTCATCGTCGTGCCAATCTGGGGTCGGCAGGTGGCGGGGAGCGTGATCGGCCAGCGTCGAAACGACATCCCGCATCATGGTGAAGGTGGCCGCTTGAAGGCGGTCATCGAACCGAACAGAATCGGCCAACTGACTGAACAGGAGGGCCATGTCGGAGATGTCCCGCTTGGTGATGCGGCGGTCGAGGAGGATGGGGGAGAAATCGTCGCTCATTGAGCCACCTCCTCAACCTCTGCGATGGTGAAGGGAGCATCAGCCATGAAGCCAGCGTCGGCCTTCAACTGGTGCATCCAGAAGGCGTGGAAAAACGTGATTCCCTTCTTCTTCATGCGCTCCTCAAAGGGCATGGTGGGGCTGCGGCGATGGGCTTCGAGAGCCGTCTTGACATCGTTCATCCAATGGTATCGGCAGATCGGGCTGCCGAGGCCCATGGCGTTGAACACAGCGTTGTCATCGTCCTCGAACATGGCGTTGGTGATGCGGTTGTTGAAGAGGCCCCAGAACTGGGTGGCGTCAACGGAGAACACGCCGCCAGCGTGGATGGTGCTGTGGGCGTGGCTCCAGCCCTTGAAACAGGCATTGCAGATGAAGGAGATCGAACCAACAGGGGCTGACATCATTCAGCACCCCCTACGGTGTCGTCGTGGGCAAGGTCAGCCATGTGTGCCTTGTGCTTCTCTCTCACAGCAGCGTTGTGGGCCTTCCAAGCGGCATCCATGTGGCGACACCATCGCTTCCATTCCGTGGTGATGCGGGCTGGCAGCACCATGACAGAGAGGGCGTATCGGCGGGAGCCGTACAACTCGCCCAAGTCCCTCCAATGGACACGGTATCGAGGCTCGTGGGTCGCCATTTTGCCGACTTGACGGCGGAGGTATCCCTTCTGGCCGTTGCTGAGGGCTTCAAAGCCGCCTCCAGAGAGGTCGGTGCTGTCCAGCGTGGCTTCTTCGTCAATCGCTTCAAGGGCGTCGAACAGTTGCTTCTTGGAGGCCATCGGCAGGGGGGCCAACAGTTGCTTCTTCGAGGGGACAGTCAAACCGCCCTCGTTCAACGAGAGGCGGAGGATGATCTTCGTGTCCTTCGTCTTGCCTTTCAAGTGGGTTTCAATGACGGCCTTGACGCTCGTCAAATCGCTGCTTCGGTATGTGCTTCGGTTCTGCATTTTGCTCATCTCCATATTGGGTTTCAACGGGGGTAGTGTGCGCCCCCCTCCCCCTGTCCGAAGGGGTGTGCCTTTCTAAAGGCGTCGGACAGGATAGACACAAACGACACGGTTTGGGACACCAATGTCGAGGAACGAAAACGCATGACTGCGCCCAGGATTTTGCATAATGAAAGACACGATGGACACTTTCGACATGATCGAAAGAAAAGGAGGACAAAGGACAGGGACGATAGGGGGAGAATGGTGGTGAAGTGGTGGTGAAAATGTTCTCTCTCTGTCGTGTTCTTTCTGTCCATTCCCTTACCACCATGTCCAAAGTGTCTATCGTGTCTAATTTCGCCCTCGATCTCCCACCCTCAAGCACCGCATATCCACACCAAAAACAGGGTGCTGCGGCCACCCTGCGGGCAGGGTCGGTGTGCGTTGTCGAGGCCCCACGATCTCGGACAAATCTGTGCATTTGGTGTCCAGATAGGGGCGCAGGGCGTCGATTTTTGGTGTCCACGGTGGGTGGGTGGCGGTGGCGGGGGACTGGGTGTGCCGATGTAGCCACGGAAACGCCCTGTGAGGCCCTCGTTGGGACTGGGTGGGGCCGATGTGGGGATGAACCCAGTCGAGGACGCTGGAGGGGCGCAGAACCGCCCCGTTTGTGGTGATGTAGCCACAGACTGGGTGAGCCATCGCCACACGCCCTGCAACGCCACAGAACGCCCCCTCGACCGACCACGCAGACTGGGTGCGGCGGGGCGGGTGTGCCACCCGCCCAGTCATCCCCACAGGGGCGCAGCACCACGGTTTGATCGTGCCACGGGCCGACTGGGTGCGCCACACCGACCGCCTCGACCGACCGCCAGCCCCCCGCCCAGTCTGCGACTGGGCGTTTTTGCGGCGGGGTATGTCTGGACACGTTTTTTTTTTTGCCGCCAGCGGGCGGCAGACGCCATACGCTCCACGGACAATTTTTGGGAAAAATGTTGTCATGATTGACAGGAGCAGATTTATCGGAAGTTGGGTCATGCGGAGGGCATGAGCGGTGCTTTCGATCTGGTGTGGCGCATCATGAAAGGAATCGACGATGATGACAACGATGACGAGTTCATCGATAATGAACAATTCAACAATCCCGCTCTAAGAGCAATCCAGCAGATCTTGGGCGTTGCCGACCCCAACTTGGTTGATGCAACGGAGGAGTGCTATTCCTGTGGCTATGAGGGGACGTTGCACAATTTCATGCAAATGACGCCATCTGGTCGTCCTGATAATCGATGTCCCGAATGTGGTTCGACTTCAATTCATGGAAAGGATGCGTACAAGAACGTCCCTGATCGTAGCAACGAGTCATACGAAGATGAAATGGCAAGGCGCAATGCGTATTATCGAGAGATTGAAGAGAAATTGCGACAGAAGGAAACAGGCGTTGGGCCAGGAAACGAATAGTGGGGCTACCTATGAGCGCATTTGAACGCAGTTGGGATCTGCTCAAGGCCACGGTCTATCGAGGAACCGCTGCTCCCTTTGGTTATCCGAACCAGCCGCCATTCAATCATCACAAAGGGATGCAACAAGCGTATTCTTTGGAGGATCCTGGTTTCTTGACCACGGATCGTTCCGCCGCAGAGAATTACGCACATGAGCGTCTTGCAACGATGGAACACTATTACGATCCAGACGACCAACCGATGTCCGTTCCTTACGTGATGCGCTTTGAATCGGATTTGCTTGACGATCCTTTGCAGGTGATGCGAGAAGAGAATCTCACGGATGAGCAATACCAAATGCTCCTCAACAATTTGGGCAATCGACTCGAATTGTATCCGCCTGGATATTACGAGGACGAAAATCGATTTATCGACTCAATGAAGGACATCAAGGATCTTGTCGGTCGTTATGTCATGGGCTTGAACACCCCCGACATCACAGATAATCCAACTCGATGGGAGGCCAATGTTGAGGGAGGTTATGGCGGCGTGAAAGAATGGGGCGAGGAGATCGAGAGGGCGATAGCGGATCTCGGTTATTCCTACATTGGATACCATGATGTTGATGATCACGACACGTTGTATTCTCTCCGTCGAGATCCGTCTTTGAAGTTGGTTGGTCGCCATATGTTGTGATTGACAGGACTGAGAAGATTACATATATAGCGGATGGTTAGCATTTACCGTGGCAAGCGTGTTTGCTTCGGCCTTTCAAGGCCCACGCCCAACGACCCCCGCACAGCGTTTTACGCGTGAGATGATGCGGAAATACGGTTTGTTTGGCTTTTCTGGGGGTATTTCTCCAGATCTGCGTACAACCGAGTCGTGTGGCTTCGTTCCTTGAAAAAAAATCCGAAGACAATTTTTTGTTGAGATCTCGTCGAATCTCGACGGGGCGTCAAATAGGCCGTTTTATGCCCATATTTTTTTGTTGAGCGGGAGGACGGCGGCAGGGGAAGAAGGTGAGAAAGAACCATGATCGACTGCCCGAAGCCGAAGTGGAAACCTGCCGCCGTCCAAATCGTGGTTGGTGAAAAGCGGTATAAAGGCTCTCCATTCAACGAAGGAATTAAGCCACATTTGTCCATGCGAGGATCATGAGCCGAGCGTTTCACGATGCGTGGAACGGGCTGATCGAGAAGGGCATTATCTGGGATGGGATGGAATACGAGGACATTGATGACGTCCTTCCGATGATCACCGACCACTATGACGCCTTCGTACAGGACAAGAAGGCGAATCCGCTGCCCAAATTGCCGTTTCAAGGGGGGCCTCGATCTGCTGGAGGCCGTCGAGTTGGTGTTCCATGGACTCAAATGTACCGAGAGGGTACATCCGATGCGCTGACCAGCCTCCCAGGTTTCCAAGGTCAAGACGAGATGATGCCTACGTTCATGAATTGGATCGGCGGCAAGACTTCGTTGATGCCTCAGTTGAGGACATTGGCACAGGATGTGCGTCATGACTACATTCCAGCGGAGATGTTTGGGGGTAGTGGTTCGTTTTTGTTTGGTTTTGGCCCCAAGAAGGGGTCTATTTACAACGACATCAACCCAGACCTAACCAACATTATGGAACAGACTCAACGGGGACTTGGCAACGTGTCCCTGCCCACAAACCTTGACGAGTTGCGGGAAATGATCAACACCATCAATTATCTGCGGCGTATTCGAGATGTTGAAGGAACACCGTTGACTCAAGACGAAAATCAATTTTTGGCAGAGTTGATGATCGGTGCGAACAACACGCAACGGGATGGAATGTTTTCATTCAAACCTTGGGATGAAGAACCTCAAGCGTGGTACACCGATGGAATATATGGGGGGGCATCGTTCCGTGAGTCAACCAAACCACGCGATCATCCCAACTTTCGTGTGATGCCAGGTATGGTTGGTCGCCTTAACATGACTCCATGGTCAAACGCTTTGCAAGGAGTTGATATTCTCAACGAGGATTTCCGTGATGCGTTTGATTTCTTGACGCCTCAGCACTTGTGGTATAACGACCCCCCGTACATGAGCCGTAGGGTCGAATACGGTGGCGATGCCAAACAGGACTGGGGAATGCAATATGATGACGATCAACGAGATGTTGTCGATTTGATGGGCGAACACGTGGGGCCATCGATTTATTCCAATTATATGTTCCCACGGGACTCCAAAGTGCCGTATTACGACTTGATCAGCGACCTTTTGGACGTTGAGGCCGACATTTATCCGTGGATGCGAAAGCCCAAGGCGAATGCTTTGCCCCAGATCGAGGTCATTGCAACGACGAATATGCCTGAGCAGACGAAGCGGAGGTTCTTGGCATGACCGCATTCGACACCGCTTGGGATCTGGTGAAGATGTTCAGCCTCAATTGGAGGGGCGCAGCAAAGCAACTGCCGCTCCTTGGTGGTGAGGGCCAACCGCCTTTATCTCAAGAAGGAAGGGGTTCAAACATGATGGTCTATCAACACCCTTTTGATAATCGATTCGTGGTAAAACGTCCCAAGCATGGAGGGGAAGATTCTTGGGAGGATTATGCAAACGATGTTGAAGAGTTTTCAAACACCTTCGCTGAAGGAAGGGCGGCTAATGACGATTTTTATGCCTTCATGGAGAAGTTGGGTTATCCAATCGTGGGAGAACAACTCGCAATTGGAAACCACGGTCAGGCTTACACGATTCAACCTCGTTTGATTGATCGACCCAAAGATGAACCAATTCAAAACGCAAGATCAACCAAAGAGGCTTTAGGGTATGCCTTTGGAGATTTGGAGAATGCTTTCAATTACATGAAAGATCAGCATGGCAATTATCGAGTTATGGATCTTGACCCATACCGATACGGTGGATTTGATGCTTGGTTCAACGAATACGACAAAGAGGGCGAATTGATAATGCCACATCACACGGAAATGCTCGGTCATGATGGACTGCCAGCAGGGGAAGGGTGGCAAGAACACCTTGACCGTTATGGAATCCAGTTGCCAGCATCAAGGATGCTGAATGAAATGGATCGTGTTGATTATCCCGACATCCATTATCGAGGCGCATTGGAAGCACTTGAACCGTTCTCCGACAATCCAAACAAAGTCTTGGTTGAAGGCAAGCCAAAATGGTTGGAGGGGCTTGAATGACCGCCTTCGATCAAGCGTGGGACTTGATGAAAGCCCCCATTGATGTTTATGCAGCAGAACGTGGCAGAGTCAGAGAAATTGGCGATGATGAGATGCTTTATTCGGGCGGCGACGTTCGAGATGATCCACGATATTATTCAACAGACCCTGATGTTGCTTTGAATTATGCATTGTATGGATCGGCTATTCCTTATGCAGACCGCATGGGACGAAGAGATACGGAAGATTTGCCCTCGCCGCCAATGCGAAGAACGATACCAAGGATCACGACAATTGATCCGAGATGGTACGAAGAGGATGAACCTGGTTTGATGATTGAGGATCCGTTTAGCCCAGGCGTTGGCGTGATGGACGAAGAAGACATAGGTGGCGAATCAATGTCGCATGATCAAGTCATTGAATTGTTGCAGCAATACATCGAAGAAGGAAGGTACAGGGGGGAGTTGGGAGGGACAACTGGCGACCTCTATTCGGCTCCACAGCGTTTGAAACACGCACAGGATGCCTTGAGCCGTTTGATTGCTTACAGGAACAACGAATCGCTTGAAAGGTTCAACCCCACGCCACCAACCTACGATATGGACGGCGACGTGTTTAGGACGGCAGATTATGACGATTTCATAGAGGCACTTCGCTATGATGGCAATATGGCCGATATGCTTGGCGACTGGAATGATTTGGAGGACTGGCAACGTGAGGCTGCTCTCGAAGCGGGTTATACGGAGGAGGATTGGGAATGACCGCCTTCGATCAAGCGTGGGCTTTGTTGAAGATGCCGTATTATCACGGCACATCGTCAAAGAACATCCCCTCAATCATGCAACATGGTTTGACTCCACACGCTCATGATGAAGGCAACTACGCCAATGATTTTTCGTACATGGAAGAAGACGAAACGCCTTATGAAGGCGAGAGCCGAGCATTCATGGCCCCAAATCCAAGAAGGGCATTGAGGTTTGCAACAGCCAACCTCGAACCTCATATGGACATTGGAGAAATGACTCCTGATTCACACCCAGTTGTCATTGAGATTGCAGATGATGTTGAAGGATTGAAGGGCTTTCAATTCAATCCCTCATATCATGACTTTTCGGTTTTGGAGAACATCCCTCCTGAAATGCTCAAAGTGGCGTTCACAGGCAGTCAAAATTATCCAGATGTTGATGCATTGTATGAAGATCAAGACGAAGACCCCGATATTGCGAGGAACATCCATGACCGAATGGCTATCGATTTCGATGAACGGGTGATGGATGAGTTCTTGGCGTCCGACTTTTGGCAACGATATATGGGCATGGGGATGGCACGTCATCCGCCCTATGTTTTGAGGGAGGGATTGTATTGACAACTTTGGTCGTGCTATTCGTGCTTGCATTTATCGCTGGATTCTTGACAATGTGGCTGGCAACCAATGATCTGGGCAGCGATGTGGTGATCTTTACCAGCGAAGAGGAATTGCAACAATTGTGTTGGGATGGTCTTCGCAAGGGCGAACCATGATAAGGATCTGCCGCATCACGCTTGATCGGTGGCCCTTCATGGATAAGCAACAACGAATCGGTTTTGACCTGTTCGGGGCGGAGGGCGGAGTTGTGAAGTGGATCGGTCGAGGTGAGCAATACACGTGTTCAGCCGTGAACCTCGATAAGCGAGCGCACGTGCGCCACCGTTGAGATAATTTGAAGAGAACAGCCTGTATGTCGGATGCATGAGCAGCGGTAGCGATGAACACGCTATCGCTTTCGCTAAGGCCATCAAAGACGGCAAATGTTCGTACTGTGGCCGTCCTGTTTGGATGCCAGATGATCCGAACGGGGCGTGTATGATGTGCGAGTTCAAGAATCCTGTGGAGATGTCCGAAGAGGGTTTTTCGCAAGAAGTTCAAGAGAAATTAGCCAGCGAGGACGTCTTTGACCAGGCTTGGGACTCAATTGTGAAAATGCCGATTGTCCCTCAATCATTCCGTGAAGTTGATTTTGAAGAGGCCGATGGTCATCCATCCTTAGCCTACTACGAGGCAATGTTCCAAGATCCAATAAACGCTGATTACGTTTATCCAATAACCGCTGTTCATCGACCATTTTACTCTCCGACTGGCAAAAAGACCTCACAAAAATGGGCGGGCAAACCGTTTCTTTCCCTTGCAATCGATGATGGTCATGCAGCAGAGGCGGATTTTCGCCCCCTTCGAGTTGCACCCCCAGGTCAATTGAGCGGCATTGACTCTGAAACAGACTTCCATTCAACAGGAACCTACACAGGTGAAGCCTTGAGAAGGCGAGGATACGCCACCGCTCTTTACGACATGGCGGCTAAGATCCTACATGAATACAACGGGCAACGTATTGTTCCGTCCGATTCACAAAGCGATGATGCAATCCGCTTTTGGCAAGGCCGTGAAGAATGGCCCTATCGGAGGCGATTGTGATGTCGTTTCAACAGGCTTGGGACTCGATCACCAAGATGGACTTCATGCTCGGCGGTCGGATGAACCGAAGAGGATTGGGTCGGGACTTTGCAGGTGTTCGGACAGGGCAACCTGCCACGTACACATATCGAGTTCCGATTGGCAGAGAGGGAAAAGACGGCCCGCTCATCTATGGCCCCTATAACAATCAACTCACGGATTCCATGTTTGTCAACCTCGGCAGCGTTGGGAGAGTCGGTGAGAACCGAGGCTATGGCGACATAGACCTCATGAATTACATTCGTGAAATCATGCATCACGAAGAAGGACATGAAGCACACGCCCAAGCCGATCCAAATTACACGGGATTTTTCCCACATAGGGGCGGAGGGTCTTACATCTCGGATCGCGAGGGAAATAGTGGCTGGCATTCGTTTAGGCATCGTTCGCAATCCGAACATGAGGCGATGAAAGAACGAGTTGCTTACATGATGGAATACTTGGCTCATCCCGAAAATTATCGAGATGAAATGTTGTTGGATGAGGTTCAAGACCCTAATTCACGCGAACAAGCGGATAGGCGTTTCTTGCATGGGCTGAAATCTCATACCGATGTAGGTCAACGGTTTTTGGACAGGGAGTTGAAGAAACCACGGTTATTGGCGACCCAACTGCCTTCTGACCCTTGGCAAACAAACCGTTCAACGGAGAATCGAATCAATCGAGTCTTTGCCAATTTGGAAAATGCAGTTGTTGATTCGGTTATGGAAAGTGGTTTGACTCAAAACACGTTCCCCCTCTCATCAAAACGATCTGGCGTTCTTTCCTATCCAGACCGAATGGCAGGAGCAAGGGATCGAACAAGAGCAATCCGAAGGGCATTAAATCGCCACAAAAAAGATGTGGTTCAAGGCAATGCTCCGCTTCCGACCTCACTTGCACAACTCCCCGAATCATTGCAACAATTGATTGGGCAAAGTGAGATGCGAGAGGCTCTTGGCAACTCACTTCGAGCGAGAGATGATGGTTCATGGAAGGGTTGGGGGACGCAGACAAGCGAACTTTTGGCTCAAGACCCTGAGTTGTTCTTTTCAACATGGCAGTCGCTTCCACGAGAAGTGGTTGATTCCCACGGGTTTGGAAGAAATTACAGCGATTATGGGAGCATCAAAGCCCCATATCGTGATCTCGACTACCACGATCTTCCCAATGATGAATACCCAGGCCTTATGAATCGAATACGGGAGTTGTTGGGAGATGATCAAGGAGTCCATGGTGATGGGACGTATTACGTGTTTGCTCCCAAAGGAAAGCGTTCATTCAACCAAGCATACCTCAAATACGACTTCCCAACGGCCACGGAGTCGGCGGTGAGCGAATTGAAAGACTGGAGGGACGACGAATGAGTTTGTTTGAGGCCGCTTGGGATTCGATCACCAAAGCCCCCATTTACAACGAGCATGGGGAGGTGATCCCCTATGATGTCATTTATTCGGGCGGAGATAAGGACGACAATGTGAGGTATGCAACTGCTGATTTTGATACCGCTTTGGCCTACGCCCTGTTTGGTTCTGCTGTTGGAGATCTCCCTACTGACATTGAAGGAGGAGTCCCTGGAGGGCATCTAATCGATATGGATCGAAATCGAGTCCCCTTAAGACAAACCCGTCCAGCAATTTGGCGCACACGAAACGTACCTGATCAGGATTTTTACGTCATGTCGGATCAAGGAGGAAACAAAGACAGTTTCATTTTCGATGAGATGCAGGAGCCACAAGAGCAATTGTCCGACGAAGAGGTCGAGGCAAAAATTAACGCGGCGTTGGAACGTATGATAGCCGATTATGGAGAGGATGAGCCAATCGATTATGGCCCCTCAACCATCGAAACAAGTGCTGACACTTATTTCCCCGAAGAACAAGTTGCCCATATGCGTGATGCCATTAAGCGTTTGAAAGGAGAGTTGCCTCATCGAGATGTGTTGACAGCAGAGATGATGCCGCACCTTGGGACGGCATGGCGCGATCAAATGCAACGAGAACTCGAAGAGGCCATAGAGGAGGGTGCAACAGCACCATGGTACAGGAGCCTCAAACACCCAATTGAACGCGAAACAGCAGTCATTTTGATGAGAAGGGCTGGATTGTTGGGGCCTCATCAAGGAATGGAGGATTAAGGCATGATTCGGATCTTTGAAGTCGGCCCTCGCGATGGACTTCAAAATCTGCCGCACGTCCCGTCCACCGATGACAAAATCCATCTCATCCAGTTGTTGAGGGATGCTGGCCTCGATCACATCGAAATCGCATCCTTTGTTCATCCCAAGGCCGTTCCCAACATGGCCGACGCCGAAGAAGTGTGCGAAACCTTTGACGATAAGCGGGGACTGTCCGTCCTCGTGCCAAATCAACGTGGACTTGATCGTGCCGTCAGTTGCGGCATGAGTTTGTTCAACATTTTCTTCTCACCAATTGAGTCCTTCAACATCGCCAACTACGGTTTGAAGTTGGAGCGGATCCTTGAGAATTATGAGAAGTGCCTCCAAGGTGTGCCACGAGAGTCTGTTCGAGTGTACCTGTCGGAGGCGTTTGATGCCAGTCAAGAGGATCTCGCCGTGGCCGTCCAGCATGGACTCCGCTTTGGTACGAAAATCGTGCTATGCGACACGAAAGGCACGGCGACTCCGTTTGACATCGCTGCGGGAATCGATACGGCAAACGATTTCACCCACGATCTGGCATTGCACCTCCATCATGGCAAACACTTGATGAACAACGTGTCAACTGGTTATCTTAAGGGAGTTCGAGAGTTTGATTCCAGCATCGGTGGTCTTGGCGGTTGCCCCTTCGTTGAGGGGTCTGGAGCAAACCTTGCCACCGAGGATCTCGTCAAGTGGTGCGAGAAAGAGGGTATTGACTGTGGTGTCAAGTCCTCCGACCTCAAAGCGGCTCGAAGACTTGCACACAAAATCAAGAATCCTACGTTGAAAGTTGCAGCCAAGAATAAATACAACGAAACCAAGAATCGATTTAAGGCGGTGTGGAATTGAGTGAGCCTTTATTCGAGTTTGCCTTCTCCGATATGCTGTGGAAGGCCATGACTCCAGAAGATAAAGAGGAAATGAAACGTCTTCATGACATCATGTATCCTCAATTGCCGATGCGAGATGACATCGCAGGTATTCATGAACAAGCGGGGGTTGGCGGAACATCTTCTGGAATGCGACGGATGGGCATCCCTACGGCTATGGGGGTGGATGCATGGGATGCAGTCAACGCCGTCCGAAGACCCTACGAAGAAAAGACCATGACCGCATGGCTTGGAACCGAACAAGGCCAAGCCCACCCCGACGATCAAGTGGAGGTCTATGCAGATGCTTTGGGGGGTCGCCGTGGACACTTTGGCGCATCTCCCCCGTGTCAACTGTTGACATCCGCTGGAACGGGGGGGTTGACAGCAGAAGAACGGGCAGAACGTGCGTTAGGAGGGATACCCCCTGTGTTGAATGCATTTTACACCGCTCAACAAATGCAAAAGCACCCAGACATTGACCTCAATTCTTGGCACGTTGAGCAAGCCAAAGAGGTGATACCTGATCTCCTTAATAATCAACACCTTCTTTTCGAGGGCGAAACCGCCCTTGATCGAGATTTTGGGAATCGGGTTATTGCAATGTTGCGAGGAAAAGGCGAGATGGGTACGGTTAAGCAAAATCCACGAATGAATGCAATTGACTACGGCGCACCATCAACTCGAAACCGCATGATCATTGGCGAGGGTTGGCAGAAGCGACCAACGCATTATGACCGAACAAGAAGGAATCCAATTGCTGGACGCTTGCCAAGCCGTTCAATTCTTGACTTCATGCCTCATTTAGAGAGAGAATGGGAAGAAAACCAAGGAGATGTCCGATATTGGCTTGATGAGTTGCTCAGTCGAGGCAACTTGACTGAAAGTGCAGTTCGAGAATTGGGGGCTGGCCCCCAAATCTCGTTGAGTGGTGCAACCGTCCCTGGTCGAGGCGGCTCAACATGGGACGATGCCAAGGCCCTCGCAACAAACAGCCTCGTTCATTTTCTCATTCGTACCCTGCAAACCGCCATGTTTCAGGGATGACTCACAATCGACCAACGGTGATGTACCTTCGACCGTTTTCCGATGAAGAGTTCCTTATGGCTCAAACCTTCGATCCAACCTATGACCTCACCCCCATAAAGGGAATGAGCCACAACACCTACACGACAGGAAAGCGACAGAAGGTGATTGATACGGCACTTGGAAATGTTCTCGTCCCCGCAGTTGGTGCAGCCATTGGCGGCGATGCATTCAACATCCCCCTGCCAAGACTTGGCAACGCTCAAAGAACCTTGAATGATTTTAGGTGATTGCTTTGGGGGCCTTTGAAACGACTTGGGAGTTGTTGAAAATGCCATATCACATCACCGAATCGGAGAACCTTGACTCAATCATGAGAGATGGCTTGAAGCCAACGGGAGATCTGCCACATCAAAACCTCCCTGAAGCGATGATGCTCCAAGAAGAACAATTTGATGACTACGATGAAACAGCGTTCCTCGATCAAATGAAACAACACGCATCACGTCTTTTTGGAGATGATAATCCAAATCGTCTGTTTGAGGGGAAGTGGTCATGGGCATTGCCACATGATTTGCATGAATTGGCGGGATACGGTGTTGGGATGAAACAACCAGTTCTGCTACGCGTCCAAGGTGATTACATCCCCGATTACGGTCAAGAGGACTTCACCCAAATGAGGACTCCGCACACAATACCCCCGCAAGACATTGAAGTGGCTCAAAGGTTCCCTGCTCGAACAAATCAAACCGATTACGATTGGCGTCGAATGCTTGAGAACATTTTGATGGACATATAGGGCATTCATAACGACACTTTCAAAACAAACGACTCTTTACCGATCCGCATGGCGGATGCCTCGTTTGAGAAGACGTGGCAAATGATGAAGTCTTCCCGTGATGAATACCATCGGCGGATGGGCTGGCCCTACAAGCCTTCTCCTGAGATGGAGGAGGACATCGACGCTGCCGTTGATAACGTGATACAGTCAAAACCCACTAAGGATCCTGAAACAGGAGGGCCAACCAACTCGTCGATTCGCAACCTGCTGAACCGTGTTCGAGGCGTCCCCCGTGATGAAAAGAAGAAAACGGAACGGCCAAAGGGCAGCGATACCGATTCGCTTCAATCGGAAACCCTTCGACGCTTGCACCAAAAGGTAAGGAAGGACTGATCGCGATGAACGTGTTTGCAAAGGCATGGGATTTGCTGGTCAAAGCCCTCGATCCAAACAACTTCAATTTGGATGACCTCATTGGCAGAGAAGCGTTCCCTAAGAATGATCAAACCGCTTTTCGATACCTTCAAGAGGATCCACTTGGAGAGTTTGCAGCGTTAAGGCGGAAGCGTATTGACGCAGACCTCGACATGGGGCCAAGAGATATTGCTCCTTGGAAAGCGAAAGACATTTGGACGAACAAAGACGAAATCCAAGAAGCACTTGGAGGGGGGTTTTCGGAACCTAAGAAAATGCCCAATGCCACATATTCTCTCCCTACGCATATGTGCATGAGGGGTGGAAAATTGCGTAGGGTCAAAGGTTCGGTTTGTGAAGGATGCTATGCTCACGATAAAGGACATTATCCGCTTAACAATGTCCAACGCCATCTATTGAGGAACTTTTCTGCGTTGAAAAACGACCCCCAACGATGGGCATCTGCAATGGTCAATCAAATCCCAAGAACACAAGACCAACTTCCATTCTTCCGTTGGCATGATTCGGGCGATTTGGATTCTCCCGAACACTTGGCTTATTTGATGGCAATTGCTGAATCGTTGCCCGATACGATGTTTTGGCTACCTACGCGAGAATGGGATCTCACGAACAAGGTTGTTCAAGCGAGAGGAGGACTACCTGGCAACATGGCATTGCGGCTTTCCCTTCCAATGATTGATCAAACAACTGATAACGAGATAAATGAACAAAGAGGCATTGAACCACTTCCCCAAAGGCACATTGATATGCTTGAGCAATTCCCTCAACTTTTGACGTCCTCTGTTATTTCTCGACCACAGTTTAGGCAAAGTGCATTGGATGAGGACTATTGCCCTGCATCCGATCCAACAAATCCAATCAACTCATGCGAAGGCAACAGATGCTCCTCGTGTTGGGACACGGGACAAGGAAATGTTGGATATGTCAAACATTGAGGTGTTCAAATGGGCGTATTCGATGACACTTGGCAACAACTCCTCCAACAGAGGAACAAGCGTGATCGTATCGATTTAGGGACTGTTTCGATGGATGGGCTGACGGCTTATCCAGTTGAAACGCAGGGAGGAGATCTTCGTGAGATGCGGGGTGGGTTTTCCGTAGGTAGGCCGCACACCATTGAGGCATTTCGCAACATCGACATCAATTCACCTCACATTTCACCAGGCATGATTCAATCAACTGGTCAAATCCGACCAGATACGGGAGTCTTGAGCGTTCTTCGAGGAGGCCAGCAGATCATGGGCATTGCCAATATGCTCCCTCTCAAAGACCCGTTCTTCCGTCTAAACGAAAACAAACAGGCTGATGCTTGGCTTGGTCGAAAGCAACCGAACACCGATGCACGTGGAAATGCCAACCGAACCGCTCACCTTTGGACGGCTGGCAATCTCGACCCCGCTGAGTTGGCTCGATTGTACGCAGGTGAATCACCGTTGGACATCCTCGGTATGCATAGCGATTTGCAGATGGGCCGCAACCCATTCGGTGATGCTGCGTTGTCCTTCGCAGGTGGAGAAGCCCCTCGATTTGGATACAAGGTGTACGACATCCTCGACAACACGTTGGGGCCAAAAGAAAAGTGGAAGCCAAAACAACGGTTGCCACTACGACAGGACTTCGGCCAACCATGGCGTCCCGCACGATCTCATGGAGTGTCGGGGTCTGTTGACCCGCTTTTGCAGATTCCTCTTTCGTGGACAGACATTGCCCCTGATCGAGAAGGACAACTCTATGTCGAATATACCGAACCAGGTGGCTACCGTCAAGAGGGCATCCCTGTGCCTCTTTCATTGACCGCTGGCAACGATTATTCCATCCCTGCATTAACGAGAGGCATCGCCACGGGAACTCACGGGATGTATTTTGATCCAAATGATTCGACCTCAGCGGGGTTGGAGTTGTGGGATGCGGCCATGACAGGGGACATCATCCGCCGATCATGGGAGGTGATGCTGAGTGGAACTCCGTAAGATGCACCCTCAATATCGAAAGGCTTTGAGAGCGTTGCAAACAGGAGGATCTCTGCCTCCAGCCATCAAAATCCAAGGCAACAAAGCCAATCCTCAATACCAAGCCATTGGTCGAGCATTGAAGCAAATCATGCCAGACCGTCGAGTCATTGAGCCGTTTGGCGGAGCAGCGGGACTTTCTTTGGGGATGCGGCCTCAAGAGGCTCTGCTCATGGACATCAACCCAGACTTGGCATCGTTTCATCAGCGTTTGATCAACGATCCAGACTCTTTGTCGTTTGAGCCAGAAACCTTCACCTATGAAGCGGGCGATAGTGTGATGATGCCAAATCCAAACACAGGTGAGATGATGGATTTGGGAACTGTTCCTCAAAGCCTCGTTGATGAGATGGGCGGAGATCCGTTCTTCATGGGGCCAAAGTTTTACGAATTGCGTCAAGAGTTTAATGAGTTGCGACGAAAAGAGGGAGAAGGCGTCATCAGTCAGCGTGAGCGGCAAAGAAAAGACCAACTCTTCCTCGTGTTGCAGCATATGTCGATGAACGGTTTGTTGCGATATTCTCCTAAGACCCCAAATCTGTTCAACCGATGGGCTGGTTCATTGCGATTCACAGGGAATAAACCAATCGAACCATCGTTTGAGTCGGCTTATTTTGATTTGATGCAGGGCCAAAAAGACCGCCTTAAACCAGGGACAGGCAACACGTTCCGACCTCAAAAGTTGCTTGGAGGCAAAGGTCGATGGGAACTTGACCCATGGTCGGAAGCCATGCAGGGGTGGGAATATCGAGATAGGCCGTTGCACGAACAACTCGAATCCGACATTGAGTTGAACCCCGCAAAAGATGCGTTTATTCTCGATCCGCCCTACATGGGTGAAGAAGGCGCATTGGACTTCTTTACGATGGATGATCAAGAACGAACATTGGCTTTGATTGAAGGATTGGCAAGCCACGGTTTCCCAACAGTTGTGTTCAATTCATTTGCTCCCGAAATCGTTGACCCAATTAGCGATATGGGCTTTGACATTCATGAACTCCAACGAAAGGAAACCAGCGGCGGCAAAGGTGCTGTTCGAGGAAAAAAGAGCGAGTTGATGGGAATGGCAAACATCGATCAAGATGCTTTCCAAAATGCTTGGGAGAAGATGCGTCAGGGCAACTGATTGTTGCTTGACGATGGGTTCATCGCCGTGTGAGGAATTGCACCTGCGCCACCAGATCCGTTGCACACGCGCAGATCAGCGATGACCATGTTGATGAGGTATTCGTTTGTCCAGCCGTTGTTGGCGGTCATTGACTTCGACTGAGCATAGAGTTGAATCCATTCGAGATCCGAACCAAACAAACGTGCAAAGGTTGTAGCGTTGTTTTGAACGGTTTGACGCCCTATCCAGTTGTTTTCCTGTTGCATGATCTGTTCTGCGCTCGCCATCTCAGCCGACCACGCCTGTTGATCGGCGGTGATGTTGCTCGATGCAAAGACGGGGTTTCCCAAATAGGAAAGGAGGCCGATGGCCGCATCCTTTGGGAATGTGCTTGATCGAGAATCGGCTTCTGCGTAGCGTCGAATCCAATTCTCAATGGCCGTGGGGTCATTGTTCATTCCCGCCAATGCTTGGTTGTAGGAACGCAGGGTTTGCACGGCAACGAGAAGCGTTGGCGTATTGCTCATGCACATGGGACAAGAGCCTCCTTATTTGGAGTTGTTGGGCATATCAATCCTCATATAGGTGTGAGGCATGAGAGGATTTCATGGGGCGACACGTTTCTGTTGTCATGAGAGAAGATCTCTTCAAGAGAATGGAAGCAGAACGAGGGCGGGAATCGAAGTCTTCGTTCATGAACCATGTCCTCCACACCTATTTCCAATGGAAGAAACAGGCAAAGACTGGACACAGCGAAGAGTTGTTGCCAGATCGATGCGCTGATGCAGACTGTGAAGACTGCCACCCAACGGAGAGGATTGAATGAACAAACCAAATGAAGAACCGCCGATGTTTTACCCTGCGCCATATGTTGGGCAAGACACAAACCGAATTGATGTCAACCTCATTGCCATGCTCCTTTGGCAGTCGTTGCTGACTGGAACATCTGTTGCCGTGTCCCACATGGGATGGTATCTCCCCGATGCTGGCCCTGCTGAGATGGGTTTGCAATACGGGCTGATCGCCTTCGGCTTCCTCTGCACCGCCATGGTTCTTTTCCACGTGGGCGGCATTCGAGATTCCCTCGCTATGCGAGCAGAGTTTGCAAAGGAAAACCAAGTGGACAAGTGGATGCGAGGGCAACAGCGTCTGCATCAGCGTCGAGTATCCAAGCAGAACTATTGGCGTCAGCAATCATCGCAACAGCCGCAGATGCCGCAGGGATACCAACAGTTTGGGATCCCTCAACAGCCAAGGGAAGAGAATGATGATAAAGAAGTGTGAGGGACAACATCATGTGGCCCTTCACGACTACCCAAGAACGCCAAACCGAGGCGATGTCCCAGATCTTGGCTGAAAACGCCTACGAGCGTAAGATGGAGAGGGTCGCTGGATGGGTACGAACCGTTGTCGCACTTTTTGGGGGCATAGCCCTGACCTTCGGCATCCTGTTTGGACTGGAGGCTTTGGGGGTTGCGCCATCCGATGTGTGGCACTTCATCCGTGGGCTTTTCGAGTAGGTGATCGGTGATGTCGGCCCTCATTGCGGGCCATATGCTGATGGCTTCAACATCAGCCCTTTATTCCCTTTATCGCGTCCTAAAGCCGTATCGTGTTGGGGTCTATGGCCCCTCATTGGTCGGAAAAACGACTCTCGATCAATACCTCACCGTCCCTGGCGACATTGAGGCCATCCCTCTGCATTTTCGCACATCCCACCCCAAAGCATCGACCGCAACAGGGTATCAAGCACCAAATGCCACCCGTAAGCGCATCCGTTTCAAGAAGGACAAAACCCCCGTGATTACCACCGATTTGGCTGGCGACCATATGTTCCGCAATCTGTGGGTGGAGGATATGTTCGGTCGAAATGCAGAGTTGGTGATTTACATGGTCGATCATCGAGCAATGACCTCGCCGCAGTTTGCTGCCGATGCAGCGGCGGGGCTGACCTATTTGGTTGACAACATCATCAAAAAGGACGTAAGCAAGAAGATCTCACGAAAAGCGAGGAAGGCATCAAAATCGTACACCCCTCGGTTGTTTTGCCTCATGATCAACAAGATGGACATTTGGTGGGATCCTCAAGCCGAACAACTGTGGCAATACGGTTTGCAGAAGGAACATCCCATCGTGGCCCCGTTTCGAGAGTCCCTCAAAAGGCTCCGTCGAGCGGGCATTCGTGCGGAGATCAAAGCGATCTCATCGCAACACGGGATCAATGTGGAGAAGTCGTTGACTGAATTATTGCAGTCTTTGTGAGATTCAAAGCATTTATCATGTTGTCAACCTTGGCAGGGTTGATGGCGTGGAATGCACGGGCGTTCAACCCTATGGCCGCTTTCTCTGGGTGGGGCGGCGGAATGACCCTTCGAGGCATGACCGATGACCAGTTGCAGGTTCTCGCAACGCAGTCTGGCGTGTCATATGAGTTGTTGAAGACTCAGCAACGTGCAGAGATGGCGAGTGCAGGATCGACAGGGGATATTGGAGAGGAGCAGTTGATCCCAACAGTTGAGATCCAACTCAAGTCGAATCCAAAGAATCCTAAGAAAGCACGAAAGCAGAACATCAAGATGCTCCGTAAGGCATTGAAGCCCCCGTCATACAACTTGGGACTGTTCAAGATTTACCGCTACAACGCCGCTCATGAGTGCGCTTGTTGTGGCGTTGACATTCGTCGTTTCCTCGAAGGGGACAATGCATACGCTCACATCGTTGATGAGTCAGTTGGCTTGTCTTTGGCTGACATCTATTGGTTTGATGAAGAAACAGGCAACGCTCGAAAGCCATTGGCTCGAACCCATGGCGATCACGGCGATGAGATGAATAGCACCCTTTGCCCCGCACATCTGCATATTTTCCACACGTTGCGTAGCATCATCCAAGAACATGAAATGGCAAACGATGGACTCTTGATTAAGCCCGTGAGCAAAGGTACGAAGTTTATGAAAGTTCCAGGTATGAAGTCGCTCATGCGAGGGTCAACGGCCCAGAACCGTAGCACCCCTGATTCGCTGCTGAAATACGAGCCGTTCTTTGAGATGATCCATAAGGACATTCAGCACAGCAAAGGGGTTCAATTGAACCAGTTGCCCAATCCAACGACAGGCGTGGTTGACATCATCACCATCACATTCGATCTTCGAGCGATTCAATCGGAAACGATGTTGGCTCAAAGGAATGCCATGGCAATGGGCATGAATATGCAGAGTCAAATGAACAACGCTATATTAGCGGGGCAACAAGCGGCAATTAACGCGACCAACGAGGGATAAACATGGGATGGTTTTCAAGGAACGACACACAGCCAACGCAACAGTTCGGCCAGCCAACTATGAACGCAGGTTCTGCGGGCATGGGCATGGGAATGGGCATGGGAATGGGAATGGGAGGAATGGATCCGACCATGGGCATGGGAATGATGCAGAACCCCATGATGCAACAGATGGCGAATGATCCAATCGCCGCAACTGCAAAGTTGCTTCAACTCAATGATCCTGTTGCTCAATTCATCACCACCCAAAACATGGCCTTGGTCATGGACTTGATTGGTGAGATTGTTCGCCTCTCGATCAAGGACTTCTTCTCGCAGGTCGGATTCAAGTTGGACGAATCGACTGGTATTCTCAAGTTGGATGTTTCCTCAATGCCAAGCGAAATCACCACGCTGTCCCCTGAGAACCTTGGTTTGACGATGACTCGAATGCAGTCGATGGCACAACAGACGTTGCAGATGAACGAGCAACAACGGATGATGTTCCTTCAAGCCCATCAAATGGGCGGTGGCATGATGAATCCGCAGCAACAACCAGGTTTCTTTGGTAGCCTCCTCGGTGGAATGCTCGGCAATCAAGTCCAGCAACAGGGTGGCTTTGGACAGTCAGCCGCTAAGGTTGGAGCATTGGGAGCGGCGGTCATATGAGAGAAGACAAACAAACCCCTGAACAGGTGAACCTGTATAACACCACAGTTGAGTTTTTCAGCCCAAACAAAATGTTGGTTGAGAGTGCAACGATGATTTACATCCTTTCATTCATGTTGGCTTTGTTTGTGATGTTGGTTTGGAAGGGTTCTTCCTTGTCATCTTTCCAAGTGCTAATGGGGGCATTGGGATTGATGTTCACGCTCTCTATCGCCGTTCGGCAGTTTGCATCCTTTCGGTGATACCCCAAGGGATATGGGGCATTCGAGATACAATCCATTGCCGTACAGCCCCCTCTTGACTCGCTTCGATCAAGACGGGGATGGCGACTTTGACCTTCAAGACATCAAGGCGATGATGTCAAAGCGTAAGTCAAGGTGTGGTGCAATCACAAAGTCTGGGACTCCGTGTCAACACCAAGGGAAACCCGAATATGGCAATCGATGTCATACCCACAAAAACGATGACAAATCCAATTAAGGCGAGCGGGCGTGGAGTAGGACATGGCAGGTCGGCAGACTCGGAAGAACTGCCCGTTCTGCCAGCATCCTGATCGGGATGAACTGGAGGAAATGATCCGTAAGGGCGTCCATGATGTTCAATACATCGACCGCTTGAATCAATGGCCCGAAGGATCCTCTCATCGGCATATGCGCCGACATTCGGGTGAGTATTACAACAACAGCAACGAGGAATGCCCGTTGTGTACGCATCAAGAGCGAGCGCAGATTGAGGCGGCGATTCTCGAAGGACACGCAGGAATTGATGACTTTGCAGTCGAACTCGACCTGCCAAGCAGTTTGATTTCGCAACACATGGAGATGCACACCAAGCCAATCATTCAGCGACAGGTTGAGTTGGAGGCTTTGCCGAACGCAATGAAAAGCGTTCATGAATCCCTACAACGGGTGGAGAAGAACCTCAACCGACTTGATCGTTTGATGGGCCGAGTCATTGACCACGTGGAGAATCAGTTTGACGATGAGGAAGAAGTTGTCAATATGCGTGATGTTGAAACCGTTCTCAAAGGCCATCGTGAGATCCGTGATACGCTCCTCGAACTCGCCAAGTGGATGGAGAAAGCGGAATCAATTGACGATAAACAGTCGGTGTCCGTGCTGACTGTCATGCAGCAGTATTTCGTTGAGAAGTCGCCAAGCGAATGGGCAGAACTCAAGGCACGTTTGATTTCAGCAGGGGTGATGACTGGATGAAGACCCTCCATCGGCTCATGCTGAAAGGAACGCATCACGATGCGGTGTTGCGGTCATCAATTCCAAAAGATGAGATAACGATTGAAGATGCCGTGGCTTATTGCAACTCTGTCGATGAAGTCGTACAGATTTGGCATGAAAGCATTCTCGATCATGGAATCAGCAATCCTGAAGATTTGGTTGCCGAAGTGTACGGTGCTTTGATCTCGTCAAGAATGCTCTTTGAGGATCTAAAGGTGCTTCGTGCAAATCCAAAAGCCGAGGTCATCTCGTTGTTGGACGCAACTCAAATCCTCAGCGGTTTGAAGCAAGCCATGCTGCCCATGTCCAAGTCCTATGCCAAGACTCCAACCCTTTCGCAATGGTACATGACTTTGGGCAACGACATCGATTTGTTTTACCGATCCATCCGAAGGAGGTTGAAGAATGGTCGTTAGCAATCCCCGTGAACCATTGTTGTGGACTCCTCGAACACAGGAGATGACAGGCGGATTCAACCCGCGTGAGATGTTGGATCACGACATCAACCCCAACGAGGATGCTGACGGCCTGTCGCATCACACACGCCAAACGCCAGAAGATGGCGAAAGCGTTGATCAGCGCGATCCACGGTTGCGTCGAGAACGTGCATTGCGTGAGTTGGAAGCGAAAATCCCTCATGTTGGCCTTAAGCCCGCTAAAATCGATGAGTCATTGAATCGAAGCCCTATCATGGAGCAGGAGCAACAAATGCTTGAGTCGGGCATGATCGACATGAATCGAGGGGGGCTTGGAATCTCTGCTGGAGCCAATGTTGGGTCTGTTCGTAGTGAAGGGCCAAATGTGAAGTTCGGTACGCAGAACAGCGTCGTCCCTTTCATGTTGGGCAAGAGCGTGTTTGACAATCATGTTCGATGCGATAAGTGCGGTCGAAAAATGCAAATCAACTTTGACATGAAGATTGAAGACCGCAGAGGCCCAAAGATCTGCACCATCTGTGCTGCCAAGGAGCGCGGTGAAACCACCATTGCCATGAGGCCTGGTCAAGAGGAATACGCTTATCGGATGCAACAGATGCAACCATTCCCTCAAGAGTTCATTGAAGAATGGAAAAGCGAAGACGACCCATTTGAGGCCACCTTTGACAGCCTGTTGAAGGCTCGGAGGAAATACAAGGGCCGTCGCTACACCGAGGACGAGGAGAGCGACGAGGATGAGCGAAAGGGCAAAGCCAAGAACAAGCGCAAGAAAAAGCGTGGAAAGAAGGGCGTGAAGTCTGCCCGTGGTGGCCGTCAACCAAAATCAGCAACTAAGCGTCGAAGCGCAGCGGTATCCCTGCAACTTGATCGAGAATCTCGAAACCAAGCATTCCACCCCAATGTTCACAGCCATGCGCTGAGGAACGTGGGAGCAACCAGGTCGGAGGGCATTCCACTTCGTCTTCGAGATCCTGTGGCTTGGGAACGAAAGAAAGCATATGAGCGAATGCGACGGATGCAGGGGTCATTGCCAACTGGCTTGACTCAACACGCTGATACCCGTGGCATTGGCAAATTGGGGACTACCATTGGCGGCACGAAGGGCGGGGGAACCAAGTTGCCCCCCGTATCTCGTATGGGGACAAATATGCCAAAGTTCAGTCGAGATGCCGTTGGAGATCCATTGGGCGCGCATGACCCTCTGCTGGCGAAGTCAAAGAGCGGCGGAGTCCGAAGCCTCAACCGATCAGAGATCATGAACATGAAGCGAAAGGTGGAGGCTCTGCTTCGACGACTTGAGAAGTTGACGAAGGCCACCCCTGAGTTGGATAATGCCGCCAAGGTTGGTTCGACTGTGAACGGAGATGAGTCTTCCTCCCCTGAAGGAATGACGACCAGCAAAATCAAGGGCGAGCCACCTTTCCGATTTATCGACAGGCAAGCAGCAACTGAGATTGGTCTTGTAGGTAAGCGGTGAGCATCATGCCGTGGGTTGACCTCGATCAATTCGTGATTCGTAAGGGACACGGAGTCTTCAATGTCCACGACTTCATCAACGCCATGCTTGGTGCGGATAACGTCGAGGACGGTTTCGCCAATCTTCGTGAATCGCATCATGACCTCAGCCACGATGAGTTCTCTGGTGTTGAGGCAGATGCGGTCAAAATTGCCGTTGAGCGAGGTCTGGTTGACCCCTCAATCACGAACATCATCAACGAAGGCCCAGACCCAAACAAACCGCAACGATGGCGTTTTGCTTTTCTTCAAGCAATGGAAGCAGGTGCGCCAATCATCAATGAGGCGATTCGTCGAACGAATCTGCTCAATCAAGCAGAAGCACAGGCATCGGGTCATGGTTTCACGCCAATACCCGATGCATTCATCTCCGATCCATCACAACGAAGGCAATTCAAAGTTGCAGACGCGTGGACTCAAGGGATTGCGGGATATGCTCAAGACGGTTTGACTCACAACCAATATGGGCAACTCATCACCCAATACAAAAGCAAGCGAACACAAAAGCCCGAATCATACGCTCGACCGTATTGGAAGGGGTTGCACGAGGAGCGTAAAGAACGCAATCCGAATGTCAAAGCCCCAACACCATCGAAGTCGATCAACCCAGGTATCCTCCATACCGACACCATCTCATTCAAGGATGAGAACCTCAAGTTCGTGTTGGGACAGGCAATCATTGACGTCAAGAACAACAATCCTGGTTTGTCGAGGGAACAGTTGGTTCCATTGGCAATGCAACAGTTGCAGCAAATGCCTCGGTTCCAAAAGTTCGCTGGCCTTCGGCACACCCAAGGCTTGGAGCATGGGAAGTATTCCGAAGACAACATGGCTGCGATGGAAGTGGCTCAAGCGTCGGAGATGGCTTCTGATCCAACGGTCGATTACAGCCAATTCCTCCATCCCGATCTGCGTGAGAACCCTGCTTGGAGCGGTCGCTATGAGTCCAACTCACACTATCACGGCAAAAATGCCGATGACCCCATGCCGAGGGATAAGAAGGTCATTCAAAACCTCAAGGACAAACACGGGTGGACTGATGAGATCGTTCAAAATGTATTCCAAGATGCTCACAGCGGCAATCACCCTGGTTCGACAAAGAAGGAACGTCTTCTCCAAGCAATTCACGCACAGGAGATGCGGGATGGAAAGCCGCCCACTTGGGTTGATCCAAACGCAGTCATTCCACCAGGAGGGGCAATTCAATCACCCATCACCGAACAACAGGCTCCTCAAGAAGCCGCACCACCATCAACTGGACGAATGGGGCCTCGAACACAGGGAGGGCAACAGGTCATCCCGCCAGCAGGTACGCCACCCGCTACAACTGCACCTGTCGCATCTCCCGATCCTCTAACTCCGCCGCCGCCAATGAATCCAACTCCTCCACCCCCGCCCCAAAATGCCGCCATGGTTGGAGCATTCTCCGCTCCATTAAATCCCGCCCCACCCCCAGTTCCACAGGCCAACGCTTATGCCCAACCTCACCCTGCGTCGGTATTGTCAGGTAGGGGTTCCCGTATGAGTCGTTTGTTGAACAGGCTTGGATACCACTACGAATCATTGTTCCCTAATTTCAGCAAATCCGACGATCAAGACGATGAAGAAGTCTTGAAGGAAATGCTCGAAGACGTGCAGATGCGGATCGCCAAGGAGGAGGTCGGTGCTGTTGCAAAACATTCCATTGGATCGGTGAGCGATGTTGCGCTCGTTGCCACGCAGATGCGTCGGCCATCGAGCGACATCATCACAATTGTTCACAGTCGAGGCAATTGGGAGAATCTGGCAAAATCCATTGGGATGGCGCATAGCGAAGTGCAGAAAGTCAAGGTGATGTTTGATGAATGACGATTTTATTTTGAGGGCGAGGTTGCATCAACAGGATATTGAGAAAGGTTTTGTTCGTCGTGTGGGTGCGCGCTTTGGCGGCATGAAGATGAACAGGGATCAAGCCCGTCAATATGACAATCAAGTTCGGGCTGGAAAAGCAGCAAAGGCTCGCCAAGCAAAAGATCAGAGAAACTTGGCGGCGGGAACGCCAACTACGGCATCTCAATTTTCAACTACATCAACGGGCAAAAAAGACATCACAATGCAAGGTAAATTGGATGATGCAGAATTGGCAAATGTTGAGGCCGAAGGGCAAGCAAGGATGGAAGCAATGGGGCCAGACCCTAATGCCGCACCACCTGCCGCACCACCTGCCGCACCACCTGCCGCACCACCTGCAACGGGAACAGAAACTCCAGCAACAAATGTCGTTGACCCCACGGGCGCAGGTGGAGCCAATGGAAACCCCGCTATGCCCGATACGGTGGATGAGAAAACCACGACGACCTTGAATGCAGATGGATCTCCGCAGGAAGTCAAAACAACGACTACAAACACATTGAATCCGCAAGTCCAAGGGATGGCTCAACAGTTCCAAGCGGGACAGGATATGCAAACGCTGCAAGGCGGAAAGGGAGCCGAGCAACAGACCTACATGAAGAATCGCTCCCTGATGGGGAAGATCATGGACGTTGGAACCCTTGGCCTAACCTCACAATTTGGAGCCACGGGCGGTATGGCTCGACGAAAGGCCAACCAGCAATCTGCACAGCAGACTCAACAATACAATCAAGCCCAAGGGCGAATGAATCAGCGAGCAATGGGAATGTCCCCAGTCATGACCTCGTTTGATTCGCCATCGTCGGCATACCGTGATTTGGGCGAGATGATTGCCATCCGCAAATCAATCCAAGAACGCAACACAACTGACAACCTTCGACGATGGTGATCCAATGAGCGATTCCTTTGATCGAGCATGGAGCGACCTCCAAAAATCACCGTTCCGTCGAGGACGTGAGCAACGGCGACGTGAGATGTACGCCCGTATGCCTGAGATGGCGCGACGGTATAGAGCATTCCAATCTCAAAATCAGCCCCCGCCCACGCCAGAGCCACCTGCTCGACGACGACCTGTGAGGCGTCGATCAAATGCAGTTGGACGGATCCCTGCCGCACAGCGAGGAGATGGGCGAACATTCCAAGGCCCATCAAATCGAGATGCGGCTGATGAGGCATTTCGCACACTTGGTTTTGACTCTCCTGTTCGAGCCGCTGAGGGGACAACTGAGCGAACCCCCGATCGGGATCTTGGGACTCGGATGACCGACCCAGACGCAGATCCAAATGCATCAGGATACATGGATGCATCGGAAGATGAGCGGATGGAGGCAGTCGAAACCCTTGGGCAGCAATTCAATCAAGCCAAAGAAGGCATGGACGATGCACGTTCACGTTTTGACGCTGCTTTGGCGGATGGCCGATTGACAGAGGATGACCACGCCAATCTCACTTCAACCTATGAAGACCAATATGCAACGCTCGCACCTCGACACGTGCTTCAACCAAAAGAAACTGAGGAACGGCCACCCAATGCGGTGCAGGGAGAGCCAGAAGACCCCATATTTCGAGAGGCTTATGACAGCATGGATGATGAGGAGCCTCAGCCAGAGGAGCCTCAGCCTCCATCAATCGACGCACCAGCATCCGAGGTGATTGAGCCGACCCCCGAAGTTCAAGAGAAGGTCAACCAACCTCGGCCTTTGGGCAACGACATGAGTTCATTGCGGCCAAATACGGATTTGTATGACCGATTCAGCAATGAGGCAATTCGAGAGCAAACACCAACAGAGAGGGACGAGGGGGCAGACGAATATAGCAGGGCGCAAATAACGCGACCAAGTGATGATCGAGAGGCGCAGATTCAACAATTGAAAGAGAGGGAAGCCGAGCAGCCACAGCGAATGGCTCCAAAGACCAAAGGTGGTCAAGACGTCAATCCAAGCGATGAAAAGCCAACGGGAGGTAAAATGTCGATGAAAGATCTTGTCAACAACTCAAAGGCATCCCAAAATGCCAAGGCCAAGGATGTCAAGAAAATCCCCACGATCCACGGATCGACCTCAGCAGATACCGTCCGTGAAATCATGGACATGGCAGAAGACGGCAATCAAAAAGCCATGTCAATGCTCTATGGAGCCACGGGTGATTTGGAGGATGAAAGCCATCCAGCAAATCATCTGCATGAAGAAGTGCTGGAACTCCTTGAAGGCTATGACGGAAAAGCCGCTGCAAAAGCAGAGAGGGCAGAGCGACGAAGGGCGCAATCCAAATCACGAAAAAAGAAACAGGGTGAAGACCCTTCTCGAAAAGACATCTCCGCACCTTTGACTGAGGCAACTGAGGGCAACGACAACGAGGCCATCGCTCGGAGATTGTTGGGCAACAGGGACTGAGGAGATTGGTGTGAATGTCGTCGGGCATGGAGGAATTAACGGCAAGCGTTGATTTCGAGATGGGACGTCGAGATTTCAAGTATTTCTTTGAAGAGGTCTGCGGCAAATACGACGAGCGCAATCCTTGGATCCTCACGAAGTTCCACAAGGAATGGTTCGACCTGTCGGAAGGCAACAGCAAAACCTGCATTATTGCCAGCCGAGATCACGGAAAGTCCGTGTTTTATCGTGTGTACCTGCTATGGAAAATGGCTTACAACCCAGGGACTGAGGTGTTGTTCTTCTCACACAGCCAACACCAGTCAATTGAACACATGGCGAAAATGAACGAGTTGATCGAAAGCATCCCCGCACTTCGCCATCTCAAACCAAAGCGTGGATGGGCCAAGCAGAAGTTCAAGTTCACCAACAAATCCTCGATCTCCGCTATGTCCGTTGGTAAAGCAGTTCGTGGGGCGCACCCTAACATCGTGGTGCTTGACGACATCCTGTCGAGCGAAGCCCAAACCCAACTCAAGCATATCTCATCATGGTTTTACACCGCTCTCCTTCCAGTTCTCCACCACACGGCGCAACTGTGCATCGTCGGAACGCCGTTCTCATTCACAGATCTGTACGCCGAATTGAAGAAGTTGAAGTCGTATGCCGTGCGTGAATATCCCGCGATCAACGAACAAACAGGCGAGCCATTGTTCCCTGAGCGGTGGTCATTGGATGCGCTCAACAATCGGCGCAATGACATGACGTCGATTGCGTTCACCCGTGAATATCTCTGCAAACCGATTGCCAGCGATGCCAGCCTGTTCCCCGAAGAAGTCCTCGAACAGGTCAAAGATGAGCAACTGGCCTTGTCCTATTATCCCGATCCAGACGAGGCTCTCAACTATTACATCGGTTGGGATCCCGCTATCTCTGCAAATCGAAAGGCCGACTACACCTGTATGATGGTCATCGCCATGGATGAGAATCGACACAAACGAATCGTGCATACCCATCACGAAAAGGGCATGGACTTCTCTGCTCAAATCGATAAGATCATTGAATTGAACGCTCGATTCAATCCTGTCATCATTGAATTGGAAACCAACAACTTTGCAATGGCATTCAATCAAGTCCTCGCTGAGATTGGAGATCTGCCCATCAAACCATTCAATATGAGCCGAATGAAGAAAGAGGCTTTAATTCATACCCTCCAACTACACTTTGAACGGGGACACCTCATTATCCCCTACAAGGACGAAGGAGGGACACGGCGTTTGATGAATACATTGCTCACGGAGTTGTCCACGTTCACCATGCTCGACAACGGTCGCATGGAAAGTCTTGGGGGTCATGACGACATGGTGATGGCCCTCGCCTTATCGGTTCAAGCCACTAAGGAATACCGTGATAACATCGTGATTCTTGACGCAGAGATGTGGTCTTCACGACTGGGGTGGGCAGATGCTTAATCGGATCGAAGGAGTTGAAGGCGTCGAATCCTTCATGGATGCGCTGCTAAAGGTCGATCCGAATAAGATCATTGACCAAGAAATAAGACTGCTCAATGAGAAGAAAAAGTTCAATGACAAGCAACAAAGGGAGGAAACCACAAACTCCATGGGTGGCCCTCGTGAAGACTCGGGGATTGAAGGCATGGATTCTGCCAACAGCACCGCTCCAACACAACAACCTGGGACGGAATTGAACCAGCAACCCTCGCCTTTACCAGGCATGAAAAAGAGTTGGTTCAAAGACAACTTCGGCATGGAGGGTTCGGAAATCTGCGACCTATTGGAAAAGAGCGGTCGAGATGAATTGGTTCAACTGATTCGACCCTTGATCAGGGAAGAACGGATCTGCCTCCTCAAATCGTATCCCTCCGTGTCGCCAGCGTTGATCGACGAGTTGCCGTTCACCGACTTTGATTATTCAATGCTTCAAAAGAATCCCGACAATTTGAACATCCCGTTTCGCCGCTTTGTCAAATCATGGAATGATGCATCGACCGATGAGGAACGTGATGAAGCGTATGGCATTTGGTCAAACCGCATCTCAAAGCAACATCATTTGACTCGACGAGAAGATGGCATCCTAAAGCGTTGTCAAGACCTTCTCACGGAGAATGGTGCTTTGAACGCTCAGTCTTTGCAGTCATACGGCTTGGAGGCCAGCACGACTGAGATCTCAATGCTCATCAAATCACACGGGTTCCTCTATGGGATCTCTGCCATTGGTAAGGGCAAAGCATCCAATGTCCGTTCAATGTTTTACGATGTATCTCGAACGGATATGCTGATCAAAGACGCTGGTGCTTTGGTTGGCGGTCTGTTTGACAACGGTGGCTCAATCGAAATCAGTTCAAGCGGCAAGCCACGTTTGATTCTTCCTTTCAATTCTGCAATCTGCAAACATTATGCCGATGCCCTCAATCAAGAGATGGACACCGCTGGCGTGTTGGCAGAAGGAGATGGATTGGTGATCGAGGGAGAAGATGCTGTTGCCAAGGCTTTGGATGCGGGGTTGCCTTACATCATTGAGAGGAAAGCCGATGCCGTGATCCTAAGAAAATCCATCGATAACCATGAAGATGCTCTCCGATGTTTGAAATATCAGTTGGCATCACCGTCGAAGCAGGTTTCTCTGTTGAAGTCATGGAGCCTCTCCGATGACGACCTTGAATCCTTGAAGGAGGCGGTTGTGAATGGCTGATAGGAAAAAGATGGAGCGTCTGTTCTCAGCCATCGGTATTGACATGGAACGGCATCAAACGCCGATGCCAACGATGCCATTGTTTCAATCTGGCATCCAAGAACCTGCTCTTTTGCAGGGTATCACTATCCCCGCCCTCTATGCAGCATCATACGAGTGTGTAGTTCTGCGATCCATCCTCAACCATTTGTCCGTTGAAACCTTCCGTAAAGGGTTCGGCTTCAAACCAAAGTTCGTGGTGAAGTGCCGCCAATGCGATGAGAAGTTCAATCAAGAGGTGGAAGAGTGCGCCAAGTGTGGTGGCGAAGTTCGGAAAGCCGACAAGTCGCAACTTGAATACGCAGAGTCCATGTTGCATTCTCGAAACGGTATGCTTCAAGAGTTCATTGAGATTCTCCGTGAGATTGAGATGGATCTCAACATCGTCGATGACGCTTACCTCATCTTGACAAAGGAGTATTTCGTTGACCCAGAAACGAAGAAGGTCATGTTCTATCGGGTGAAGGAAATTAGCCGTGCAGACCCCATTTTCATGAGGATCTTGGCTGACAAGCGTGGTGTTCGAGGCGGCAGTCAATACACCAGCCTCGTTGATCGTACCTTCCGAACGAATGACCCAAAGAAGCGATGTCCAATCACGGGGACGCCTGTCGTCCCCATCCACTACATGAACCTCGCAGGTGTTGGCAAAGGCCAGGTCTATACCGAAGGCGAAGTCATTCACATCAGCAAATGGTCGCCATCCAAGTTGTACGGTCGAAGCCCCGTAGCAACAATGTGGCGTCAAGTCAACACGCTCATCGCTATGGACAACTACGTCTATTCAGCATACCAGAAGAAGCGTATGCCTCGTGGCGTGATGGTCATCAAATCGTCCAACATGGAAACGGTTGAGAGGACGGCTCGCAACATCCAAGAACATCTCGAACGAGATCCAAACTACATCCCAACGATTGGTGTTGAAACAGAGTCGGGCCGTGGCGGGTTGGAATATGTGCGGATGATGGATACCCTTGAAGAGTTGCAATACATCCCAATCAAGGATGACATTCGCCAGCGCATTGCCGCATTCTTTGGCGTGTCCAATGTGTTCATGAATGACGTGTCGGGTGGTGGCCTCAACAACGAGGGTATGCAGATCGTGGTGAGCAACCGCTCCGTTGCCTATGCACAGTCCATTTACAACCGTGTTCTGTTCCCTCAAATCGTTGAGGCTTTTGACATTGATGAATGGGAGTTGGTCTTGAATCCACATGAAGAGGAGGACGAGATTATGCAACTCCGCCGTGATGAGATGGCAATCCGCAACATGATGCAGATGAAACAGGCAGGGTACGATGCAAGCCTTCGAGATGGCATTGATGATAAGATCCTCCACTTTGACTTCAAAGAGCCAAATCCAGAAGAGGTTGCCGCCGCTCAAGCCGCAGCCGCTGCTCAACAACAGGGGCAGCAGGGAGGCGGTCAAGCACCGCCTGTGCAAAAGACGGATGAGTTGCTCAACGATCCAGCCATGATGTTCAAGCGAACAGAGTTCGATTCCAGTCGAGGTTCAGTCCCAGTTGGCAACGATGCTCTCGCATCAACCATGGGTACAGATTTGCCGCCACTTCGCACCATCAGTCAAAACACACGCCAATCTGGAGGCCAGTCCCCTGGTATGGTCAAGCGCAACGAAGGCGCACCGACTGGTGCTGAGAAGAAAACGGACAAACGAGATCTCAAGTCCGTTGGCGAGAAGATGGCCGATGAGCGTTTGAACCAAATGGGGAAGCGTAAAGGATTGGACAGTTGAGAGGAAAATGCTCTTTAAGTTGGATAACATGGGAGGTTTTGAGCAGCATGACAGACGGATTTGACATCATTGCAAAAATGGATCCTATGGCTCGACGGGCAAAAGCCGCTGTCGAAGCCATTGAGAAGGCAATCGCCACAGGTGATCGAGATTCCTTGGCCGCTCACCTCGAACAGGCAGAGAACGCACTTTCAATGTTGAAGTCGGATCTCGCCACCCACGATATGCTCACCAAATCCATGGCAAAGAGCCAGCCCTCCGACCGCTTCCTCGGCGCAATTTCACAGTTCGACAACCAAGCCTCGGACTACAACGGAACCGAGAACGCCGTTGCGTTGGGCGTGAGTCGTCATGGACGGGACTCTGGATATTTCCAACCGCATCGGGTGATTTGATTTGTATTGGAGCGATGCCAACACGAACCGAAAAACGGTTCACATCTCCGACACGTTCCTTAAGCAACAGCCGATGACCGCTCAGTCGAAAGCACCAGCCGACACGCTGTTGGGAGAGATCGACGCCGCCATTGCCGCTCTCGCAGATCAAGTGGCTCAATTCAATCACCTCATGTCGCAATCGAGGCAAGCAAATGTGGCCGCTGAACCAACCCTTCGTCTTCAAGAAGCCGCAGAGAATATGCGTAAGAAAATCCTCTCGTGTCAAGGCGATGCGGCTATGTTGCGGGAAGCACACGCCAGCGTTTTGCAAATGCAACCGATGGCTCCTGTCGGCATGGGCAATGATCCAATGGCCGCTGCATCCATGGAACAGCCTCCAATGAATATGCCACCAGGTATGCAAAACATGGGGGGTATGTGATGACCGAAGAGGTTTCTAATGAACAGGCTCAAGTTGAGTTGCTCAAAGAGTTGGTTGGCGAGGTTCGCCAAATGCGCCAACGCATTGAGGCCCTCGAACATGAAAACTCAAACCTGCGTAAGGCAGTTGATGATCCTGAAACTATCATGCGAAAGCACGGCTGGAAGAAGTTCTCAACCCCTCATGCAGACGAAACATTCGACCCATTGAACCGAGCAGTTGGCGACAGTTCGTTCTCAACCCCGTTTGAGGGAAGCGGCGATTTGTTCCTCAAATCTCGCGATCAACAACTTCGAGAATGGGAAGAGGCTGAAAGGCAGGTGAAAGGATGAGCGCACAATGGTACGACCCGCTTGCAGAAACTCAAGAAGGGCAACTCTTGACTGAGGTCAAGGATCTGTTGAAGGCCGTCAAAGGCAAAAAGAAGGGCGGCTTCCCTGATCTCAACGGAGATGGCAAAACCACCATGGCCGATGTCCTCCATGGACGTGGCGTTGTCGGCGGCAAGAAAAAGAAGACTGAGGCTGAGAAGGGCTACAAGTCGGATCGAGGGCAAAAAGATCCTCCAAAAATGCCCACGCCAAAGAAGGAAACAGTCATCAAGTTCGATGCGTCGGACAACTGTCCAACCTGTGGTGCAAACCCACACGAAGACTGTGGCATGAAAGGCCCAGATCACAAAGCAATTGATTGCAAACTCAACCCCATCGCATTTGATTCTCGAATGGATGATCTGCGAGAAGAAACTCCCGAAGAACACTATGAAGGAGGCCACCATTTGGCTTGCAATGTATGTGGCGCAATGCCCGATGGTGCTTGTGGCGCAACAAATGGAATGACGCCCGCCCGCAATTGTGGGATCCGTATGCAAGCAAAGAAGGATAAACTCGTCAACATTCTTGATCTTGGCAAATCGGATGTCGTCAAATACGAACAGGAACCCGATTCCTCAAACAGCGTTCCAACTTTCCAAAACGTGGACGGCGGCATCGCTGTGGTTGCACGTGGCTACACCACAAACCAACGCATCCCTCACACCACGGATGGCATCAAGAAAACCACGATCAGCGAGAAGGCCAAGATCCCTGCGTATTCTCAGCAGGGCTATTCCGCCAATAGCAGTTCTCTGCATATGCACTTGACTGACGGCGGCAACTCTGGCAACCTGCCAAACCTTGCTCCAATTGAGGAGCGACTCGCTTCGCTCACCAAGGGTGCTTCTAAGGTGAACCAAGGCGTCATCGGAGAAATCGAATCCCTCATCAAACAGGTGAAGGAACATTTGGCCTCCGAATAAGGAGGTGAAAGATTGACGAGCGAGATTGACCGCCTTCGGACTGATGCGATCATCGCAGTCCATCGTGCATCCGATTTCGATTTCGACCCGTATCTCAAAGCAATCGCTAATCGAGATCTCCTCAAAGAGGACTTGGCGACCATGCTCGGAATGGGAATGATGCAACGCCCAGAGTTCAACATGACGGACTTGGAATCAGCAATGCCCGTATCGAGCATGAAGATCCCTGGGTATCAAGACTTCATCGCAGGTCATGCCAAGATGACCAACAGTCCATTGAAGGATTGGCCCTCCGCTGCCGCCAACAATCGCTATGGCGAACACCATCCATTTGGCATGAAGTCCAACAGTTGCCCATTGCTCCACGGTGCAATCCACGGAGATCCTGCATACGCTGAACACATTGCCTTCGGTATGCCAATGCTACAACAACTCGCAGAGAAGGAGCGCGTCCTCAACTATGACAAAGGCTTCTATGGAGATCCAAAGGAATCGATGTACGATTTGTTCAAGCGTGATCGAAACCGATACCGTCATGCATCGGACGAGGACTACGAAGCGGGCAAAGTGAGCGAATGGAAGAGAGAGTTGGGACTGCTTCCCTATCTGTTTGGACTGGAATACAACACGACAGACCAACGTCAAAACTTCATCGACATCCTCAAGTCAATGAATCAAACCGAACCAGGTTCGCCCGACTTCCGATTCCATCAAAACAAACTCCAAGAAAAGGCTGGTATCTCATGGGGTCGAGCGTTGCGCTCATGGCGTGAGCGGTTCACCCCCCTTCTTCATTGGTGGATGCGGCCAAGCGACAGGCACGGCCCAGTCAGTCCTCTCAAAATGGGCATGGGTATGATCGGAAAGAGCAACGATGCAGATTATCATATCATGAGCCCATGGGTCTTTGAAGACGGGAACATGGCTGAATCGATTAACCATCATTGGTGGGATCAATTCATGCCGTGGGGTGGAGTCGGTCGAAACATTGGTTCTTTGAAGCAGATCTTTGAGCAATCATATCCTAAGTGGTTTGGCGAGGGATGGCTATCCTCAATGCTCATCGATGACAATGCATCGTCTTTGATGCGATATGAGCATGATGCTGGAAGCCACTTCCCTCATGCAGTCAACCACCCAATCACCGAGATGCATCCAGACCGTCATGCTCTCAAAGCAACATTCAACGACTCCGACTTCTTTGAGCAACGACGCTCCAATTGGAGCCATTCCTCAAATCTGCACTTCCTCCACCCAAGCGAGATTAAGGGCCAAGGTGGGCGGATGATTGTCCCAAGCGACCAAATGATGCTATCCTCTTTGGGTCGATCCTTGGCAAGTCAAGTGGATATGGGCGCACCTCGAATCGGTATGTTTCGAGAGGAACACCCCTCCTCAACTAAGGATTATTGGGATTCTCACAACGCTCTTTACGCAGCCAACGATATGCATTTGGGTCAAGCAATGCAGAACATGGCTATTCGAGTCATGAAGCAATTTGGTCAAGACGTGCTAAGCCCCACCGATCCAACCAGCATCGACATGGGTATGTTGGCTCGTGGCAATCTCCAGCAAATTGCAAGTGCCGCAGACTACGCATTGAAGAAAATGGACATGGGCAACACCTACCGTGCAATGGCTCCAACATACGACCAAATGGGGAATGTTCGGATGAATGTTCAGAACATGGGGCCAGTCCATCCAACCTCGTTTGCAACATCACCTCCGATTTACAACACGGGCAACACCCACCTTTGGGGCCATGAAATGCCAGCAAACCTCACTTGGAAGTACGACCCCAAGCAAGAAGGCATCGTGTTCGGTTTGGCAGAGGAGCCATTCCAAATCATGCAACGCACGGCTCATGAAAACCATGTAGGTGCGTTGGGGCCAACCTTCGTTGATCTGCCCGCTGGTGCGAAACAACGCGACATCCAAGCAATCAGTTCGCTCGATCATCGAGGGCTATCGCCTTTAGCAACAGGAGATATTCACAAATCCGATGACTACGAAGCAACTGGCGTGTTCAAGACTAAGATCATCCCTGCCTACACCATCCATAGCCTCGACGAGATGGATAAGTTGCGAGGATTCACAGGAGATTGGGTTGTTCAAAAGATGCCAGGTGGCGAGCGAATGTTCGTCGAAAAGAAGGGCAATCACATCAAAGGCGGCAAACTGCCGTCCGATGTTCGGAAGGATCTGCGTGAGATTACGGGAGATTTCACCTTTGATGCATACCTCGACGATGGCGTCCTTCATGTTGTTGACCTGCTGGTTCACAAAGGAACAGATATGCACATGGAGCCGTTGGAGGATCGCGTCAACGCATTGAGGACTCTTTACGACTCAACACCAAAGGTGCATTTCCCAATGCCCACCAATTGTGTGTCCACCGATCAAGAGGGATTGCTCAAAACAGTCAACGCTTTGGATAAGAACGAGTTGCTTATTCGAGATTCCAAATCCACATTCATGAAGGAGAAGGAGGTTCACCCCAAGTGGATTCGGTACGCCAAAGAGGACATCGCTAAGGCGTTTTATCCACCCATGCCAGAGGTCATCGCTTATCCAGATCAGGTAAAGTTGGTTTATCCCTCCATTCTTGAACCCGTAGTGTTGAAAGGAGAATACATCGACGGCGGTTTCAACATTCAAGCAGTTGAAGGCAATGAGGTTTTGTTTGCAAAGGCTAATCGAGATGCTCCTCTTTGGGGGCCTGTTGCGATTGCTTTGCTAAAGGAAGGGGCGGCGGCTGCACCTGCTTCAAGCGGGGGGACGTTCACATCGGGTGATGCTCACAACCCAATTCATTCATCTAAAAAGCGACGACCACGAAGATTGAAGATCTTGCAAAAAACCGTTCTTCGTGCGCCAGCGATTGAAGGAGTTGATGAAAAGGGCCATGGTGTGGCCGACATCATGAGATCTGCTCGAAGCCACATCACCCATGACAACAAAGCCAAGTCAACAGAGAACATGATTGAGAATGTCAAAGGACTCAACAAGAAAATGCTTGAGATGTACGCTGGCGAATACGGACTTGAGCAAACGGACAAAGGAGAATGGACGGTCAACGAAGCAATCGATGACGACATTGTGGAGCGTATGTTCCCTCGAATGAACAGAATCTCCCCTGATGGCGGAGCCTGGGCGGGTATGCAAGCCGACATCACCGCACCAACTGGGCCAACAGAGTTGTTGGATGATTCAGCGGTTTCGTTTTACGATCCAAAAACCGAAGAGGAACCTCAAGAGGGAGATCCTGTGTACCATTTGAAGGTCAAGGACAGCCAAGATGAGGGCGAATCATCAACCTTAGATGTTGAAAACGGCAAAGCAACTCTTCGAGTCCCTATGAAAACCCAACAGGAGATGCTCGAAGAACAAGAAGTGGAGCCGAGTGATCGTTCCGAGGCCGATGACGAAGACTGAGATCTCACTTTTTTGTTGAGATAGCCTTCATATAGGATGACTCGATATTTGCCGAATAATGACGGCGACGACAATGGAACTGAACTCCGCAGGATGGTCTGCGGAAGGTTCGGATTTCCTTCTCAAGTCTGCCGCCGCCAATGGCGACCTCTATGTGGCAGGTTATGCATCTGTTGACATGGTGGACAAGCAGGGTGATCGAATCCCTGTCAACGCCCTCAAGAAGGCTTTCGACCAATTCATGGGCAACAAAGCATTCCGCAATGTTCAGTTGGCACACTCTGGTATCCAAGTCGGAGAAGTTGTTCCTTCCTACAATGATAGCGAAGGTCGCCTTTGGAAATCCGAAGTTGATGATCACGGACTGTTCGTTGTTTGCAAAATCCGCAACGACATTCAAAAAGCACGTGAAGTGCAGAAGCAAATCCGCAATGGCGACCTACGGGCGTTCTCCATTGGTGGACAGGCACTATTTCGAGTGTCCAAGACTACGCCCGAACTCGGTACGCATCGAGAGATCACCGACCTTGAACTCCATGAGATCACGCTATGCAAGAAGGGAATCAATCCCGAGGCGGCATACACGATCCTCAAAATGGATGGAGATGAAAACATGAGCAATACGGAAGTGCTGAATGAAATTAAGGCTGGACTCAGCGAAGTCCTCAAAGAACTGAACGAAGGCAAAGAGGACAAAGCCTACAAAAACATGAGTTGTAGCGTCTGCAAATCCTCGGATTGCGAAGGCTGCACCAAGAAGTCGGCTGAGGAAGATCTCGCCCTCGCCTACATCGACACCCTCGAAAAGTTTGCCCACGACTCTGGCGTGGATCTCAACACCCTTCGAGATCACTTCGGTTTGGAGAAAGCCTACCTCCCTGAGCAGGGCAGCGGCGGCTTCTCCCACCGTGGTCAAGGCGATGAAGTTGGATCTGGTGAAGATGCAACCGAACCAGCCTACCCCACCCTCCCCTCTCCTGGCGGCAACAACTACGTCATCAAAGGGCCAAGCGTTCCCAACATGAACATGAACGCTCCCTCTGGCAACCAAAACGTGGTCAAGTCCCTCACCCCTGAGATGCTCGAAAAGGGCTACCGCACCTACGCTGCTCTGCGTGATGAGGAAGCCGTGAAGGGCCTCGTCGAGAAGGAGTGGCAAGACCGCTACGAATCCGAAACCGCTCGTGCTGTGGAACTCCGCAAGCAGAACGATGTCGGACACCAGATCAACGCCCTCCGTGAGGAGATCGCCATGCTCAAGTCTGAGAACACCGACCTCCAGAAGAGTGCCACCCCCGTGCCATCCGCACCCACCACCTCCATCCGTGTACCAACCCATGACGAGTTCGCCCAGATGGGCAGCGACATCGATGGTTGGCGAGCCGCAGAAGCATTGGCAATGCGAGCCTTGCGTGGAGATTGAAACAAACAGGAGATGATGAAACATGACCCAAGGATACATCCGAACAATCGAAGACATGGAACGCCTTTACTACGGCGCAGGTGCTGGAAGCAACGCCTGGGCTTACAGCGGCACGGATCTGCTCAAGGCTGATTCGCCTCTCATGTCCACCACGACTGGAACCTACAACGCCATCTTTGGCCGCAAGGTTTGGTCGCAACTGAACCAAGAGTTCAACGCCTTCTCGATCCTCCCCAAGAAGCCTTGGGAGAAGAGTGGATGGCGTGTCGTCGTTGGCAAGCCCGATGAAGCATCGGGTATTGCTGAGAACGGGACGCTCCCCGACTCCACCAAGCCAACCTTCGCTGAGGTCAGCACCAAGCCCAAGACTGTGGCTTCCAAGTTCGACCTCTCCGAAACCGCCATGTTCCTTGCTGACAAGGACGATGGCCTTGGCGATGCTCGTGCTGTGATCAAGATGGAAATGTCGAAGTCCCACGCTGAGTCGATCAACAAGATGCTCCTTCGAGATGTCAACACCGTTGCTGGCAACTCCTTCGAGTCCATCGACCGTGCAACCTCTTCATCCTTCATCGAAACCTCTGCTTTCGCTGACATCAGCGCAGCCACCGTTCACAACCAATACAGCCTCACCCGTGATTCCTCTGGTGGCGCGGCTCGTGAGTGGTACGACGCCAACGTCGATGCTGGTACGGGTGGCGCAGAACGCCCCCTCACCTTGAACATCCTCGATGGAATGTTCCGCAGCGTCTGGGAACGTGGTGGTCAGCCCAAGGTCATCCTCACGGGCTACGACACCGTTGAGAAGATCCAGCAACTCCTCCAACCTCAGCAGCGTTTCACCGAGATGAAGCGTGTCGCCCCAAGTGTCAACGGCGTTCAAGGTGTCCCAGGTATGGACGCTGGCTTCGTCGTCGCCACCTACAACGGCGTCCCGATCATCCCCTCGAAGGACGTTGAAGACGATGGCCTGTCCCGTCTTTACTTCATCGACACGGACTACACCTACTTCTGCACCGCCAAGCCAACGCTTTACCACGAGTCTGGTATCGAAACGGGCGACCCCTTCGGGATCAACCGCCTCGGTCAAGTCGGTCTGTTCCACACGATGGGCGACCTGTGGCAACTCTTCTATGGCGCACACGGCAAGATCCGAGATCTGAGTGCATGAGGACAAACAAAACATGGAGATGATGAAACATGGCAAACGCAAACATTACTGGGAATGGAACTGTGATCATGAACGCACCCCTTTGGGCTGGTGTGGGCAACGATGACACTAACTGGCAACAGACCCCCATGGGTACGAACACCGCAACTGGCACGATCAGCATGGCTATCGTCGAGGTCGAATTGACGGCATCCAACGTCGCAACCACCTACGACTTGGCCCTCTCAACCAACGCCGTCTCTGGCACGGAAGTCATTGCAGTCCTTGACGGATTCAACGCTACGACCGCTGCTGGCCGCATGGCTCAGGGCGACCACACCTCGACTGAGATCAAGTTCGCTGCCGACTCTGGCGTCGTTGCAGAGGACAAGTTCCGAATTGCATTCTTGTACCGTTGAGGTGTTCCCTGATGGGATACACCATCACCTACACAGGTGGCAAACCGTACATCGAATACAACGTCAACGGCATCCGCATGGGCTTCGCTCGTGGTTCGCCTCGAACGGATCTTCCCGAGGCATGGGTCGAGGAGCGAATCCTCTCCGCCATCGACGCAGGTTCAACTGCTTGGACTGTCGTGAGTGATGCCGAGGAAAAGAAAACCGCTGCCATGAAGGAAGTGGTCGAGGCTCCAAAGGCTGAGGAACCCGCTGAGGATCTGTCCTCGCTGACTCGTGCCAAACTGATGGCTCTTTGCAAAGAGCGTGGGATCGAAACCAGCAACTCCGACAAAAAGGCTGACCTTTTGGCTAAACTCGGAGCGTGAGTTGAATGACTGACAACTTCTCGGACATCAGCGATGGCGAGAATTATCTCAGTCGTACACGTATCAATCGTCGAGTCTTCACGTTGAACGGAGCAAACGGGTTCTCAACGACTGCCTTCTTCAATGGTAAAGTGAGCAAAGTCATCATTGATGCCTCTCGATCAGCATACTTAATTGGTTCTGGAGCCATTGGCAAGTTCACCATCTCCATGGACATCGAGGATGACGGATCCACGGAATACACCTTCTTTGATGAGATTCGTGGTTTGAATTATGCTGGATCTGGAGCGGATCAAGTGATCTATCTCGAAACCACGCCTGGTGCAAACAAAGGTAGCACCGCTGGAACCCATTCACTTCATTTCGCTGTTTCGGCTCCGTCAACTGCTGCAAGCGAATTGCATTCGATTGACGAACCTGCCGCATGGAACGGCCTGTTGGTTGGGCAATGCCGCATCAACTGTTTCGTTGATGCACCAAACATTCTCGAACCCACGGGGACAATCCGTGTTGTGATCATAACTGAGTGAAATCATCTTAAATAGGAAAACCGACTGAGGAGATAACATGGCCGTTGAAACGCAGCAACAAGGACGAACGAATGTGTCAGGGAACCGCTTGACGGTTTCGTTGAAGGTGGCGACCGATGCAACCTCGTGGCCCGCACCAGGCATTGATTTCGATGCCAGCGAATGGGTTGCAAACCCCGACATGGTTCACATTGAGAATCAAGGCGGCTTTGTGTTTGAATACGACCGAACCTTGAACAAGATCCAAGCGTATGTTCAAACTGACCCTGCCGATGCTGGCGGTGCAAACATCCCCCTCACCCCTGCTGTCGGACTCGACCTCTCTGGGGACATCGGTCTTGGAACTGGTGTCATTCTTCGAGTCATGATCACGGGCGCACGTGCATGAGGGGGTGAACCCCTTTGGCTCGAATGCAAACAGGCCACATCGATCTCGAAACATCGATGGAGATTCACAAGCGGCGCAACAAGCGTATGCTTGAAGTCATGACCTCAGCAGGTCAGATCGCTGAGGATCAATCTCCGTTTAGCCGTGAGAACATGGCAAACGCAGCAACACGCCTCGTCAAAGTTGACAAGAAACAATCGAGGGACATTCAAAACATTGGATCGGGGACTCGATGCACTTCATGTGGGCTTCTCCATTTCTGTTGGACTCCAGAGTGTGCGGTTTGTGGCGCAACAATGTATTTCAACATGGGGAGCCACCACAGTTGAGATACGGAGTTGAATGAATGCCTCAAGTCTTCAACCCTGGTCATCGCCCCAGTTCGCCGCTGGAACCCGATGAGTTGGTGTATTGCTCCGTTGACGAGGTTGCGGAGTTTCTTCAACTGCCCCTTCCTGATCCGATCTCATTGTCGGATGACTCGTTCATCACGGACGGCGTGATCTTTTTCCCCGTGAGCGGGGCCGAATACCGCCGATGGAAGTTCGACACCACGACCAAGATCACCGTGTACGATGATGCCGACGCCATGGGCAAATCCTACACCGTATCTGGTACGGAGAGCATTGGTGGTGGCAACGTCGCAGTCAAAGCAACTGCTGAGGCATCGGAGTCCTTCACGACCGCTGCCAACGCGCAGATCCAAATCAATCATGCATTGACCAACAGTCAAGAGCGTGGCCTCACGCGATCACACGTGGAGAACCTCATCCGTAAAAAGCAGGACTACATCGACCAGGTGTGCCGCATGGCATGGCGTCCTCGAATCGTTGTGGACGAATACCAAAACTTCACCACATTCAAGCCATACCGTCGCCGCTACTACACCGATTATGTCGGTGCAGTCTATTTGAGGCATCGCTCACTTCAACGAATCCTACGCCTTGGTGTGTGGCAAAGCGACTATTATCGAGAGTTGGGAGCCGCTCGAACGTGCATGAAGGTTGGCGATTCAACCCAATTGGCTGGCACGGAGAAGATCTTCCTATGCAACGGTACATCTCACACCGCAACGCTACAAAGCGGCACAGGCAACGGACAATGGCAGTCGGACTTTGGATCGAAGACCATTGCTCAAAACATTGCCAACCTCATCAACAAAGACGCAGCCACTTCTCGAACTGCCATCGCTATCGGAACACTTGAGGAATACGGCAAGCAACTCTATGTGAACAACGAATATCTCGCTGCGGCAAACAGCGATGAGGGCGATGGCAAAATTGTGATCTCATCGATGCGCTCAACTGAGGAAGGAGAGTCCAACACCATCGCTACAACCAACCCAGATGTGTTCACTTTTTCATTGGGGACTGGTGTTCAAGCAACCATCTCGTCAGTCGATGGCCTCGGCGGGTTCACCATCCCAGATGCTTCTGCCTTCACAAAGACTCACGGTTTGGTGTATTACACCGTGAGCGGGACGACCCATGTTGCCCGATGTTCTCGATCAGGGAACGACTTCACGGTTGTTGAAGAGTTGACCACGGGGGCAATCGCTGCATTGGCCGCTGATGTTGTTGTCAAGCAACAACGCTTGAACATTGACATGAATGACGAGGAGCGTCAATATGACTGGTGGTCGATGGAAGACAACGGAGCAATTATGTTCAACAACCAATACCCATTTTACGAGAATCATTCGTTGAAGGTGTCTTACATCTATGGCGAACGCTATCTCGACAAGACGATCAAAGAAGTCTGCATCAAAATGGTGGCAATTGACATCATGATGACCGATGACTACACGGTGCTATTCCCAGAAGGATCTCAAAACGTGGATCTCAACGCCAAAATGCAAAAGATGGAGGAGGAGGTCAAGCGGATGCTTGTGCCGTACCAAGAGTCCATCATTGTTGCAGGGATGGGTGGCTGAGGTGGCCGTTGTTCTTCTCGCCCTCATTGCGAATCATGAGAAGATGATTCAACTCGCAGAGGACATCGGTAAGTTGGCTGACGAAGCCATCAATGGCGGTGTTAGGGATTTGGAAGCTAGAATGCTTGAAGAGGAGAAGATGCTCAATGAGGAGATGGGCCTCGAATACACCGAAGAGGAGATGAAGGCCATCGTCGCCGCTCGACTAAACAACAACCACTTTTCGTTGAAGATCAATGAGAAAGTGCAGAAGATGAAGAGGTTGATTTGATGGCAAAAGATGCAATCCTCGCCGTTCGAGATCTTCTCAACGCCAACTGGAATCTATCGCCTAAGCCATCGATTGAGGACATCGCCGTTCTTGATCGAGGAGAGGGAAAGCGTACCCGTCTTCAAGACCAAGACGTCATCCGTATTTTTGAAACGGCTCACAACGAAGCACAGCCAGAGTTGCTCTTTGACTTCGTGAATGTTCACGTCAACCTCACCATCGACATCCGCACATCCAAAGGCCGTGATCGACTCAGCAAGTTGCGAGATGAGGCTCGGCGTATCATCCATAAGTTCCGAAAGGGCAATGAGAACGATTTTGACAGGATAATCTTCAAGACGAGAACCGACTTGTCGGATCGTAGCAAGGGGCTTTTCCGATACACACTCCAAGCGGAAGTCATCACATTCAGCGAAGTTCTGGAAACAATCACATGAGGCGAGATAAATGGTGAACACGGTATTCAAGGGCGACATCGCAGAAGTGTCATGGGGTAAAGAAACGGGACTGGTGCTGGACGGCACGGGTGATGCAACTGGTTGGGCCTTGACCTCATCCACGGGCAACACCTCGTTGATCACAATCGGCAGCACCGCTGTTTGGCAGTCAACCACCCTTTTGCTCCCTGATAACGCATTGGTGGGCTGTGTGCTAACCATCAGCGGAGGAACCGATTTTGGCTCCGATGACTATGCATCATCTCGACGCTCTTACTACATCATCGGCAACGACACGACCAGCAACACCATCACGGTTCAACCTGCTTTGGTTTCAAGCGCGGGGAATGCTGGAGTCGCTGACATCCTCACGATCCACCCCATTCAATGCCCAACCTTTGATAGCGGCATGACTGACGCTTCGCAGCGAGTCCGAACAGACCAATTCTTTGGACTCCTCGATTCGTTCAGCCTCCCTGAACCTGAGATTGACGTTCGCCAACAGCACGTCATTGGCATGGGTCGAGATGTGAACCTCCTCACCAGCGGTAAAGAAACGCTCGCTGGCGGTTCCATGTCGCTCAACGCTCACTCACTCCGATGGCTCAAATACGCCCTTGGTGGCGTTAGTTCCATCTCCACAACTGGTGAGTTGTCGAGCGCATCTGCCGCTGACACCATCCGCACAGCACGGCCCCTGCATCTCAAAGATGCGGCAGGGGCTTTGGTTGGATGTGCTGCTCAAGGCGTGGGCTTGGCTACTGCTGATCAAGACGCTATCACCGCTATTTCTGGAACAACGATGACTGGCATTGCTGCTGGCCTCGTCGATGACGAAGTGTTAATCGGATTGACCTCAGCAACCCATGCAACGGACACCTCAATCACCCTTGGAGCCAACTTTGATACCATTCACCTCACGGGTACGCTCGGTGATGGAGGCATCTTCAAAGTGGCAAAGAACGCCAATGACAACGACATCAAATATGGCTCGTACACGGGTGCGGCAACGACCGTTCTTTCGGGTTGTTTGGACATCACCACAGGCGCACTCGCTGATGCGAGAGCGGGCGGCGTTGTTGCTTTGCTTCCTAAGATCGTCGCCGCCGTTTCGATTGGCGATATGCGGGTGGACATTGGGGCGACCAATGCGGCTTTGTTCACCGTGGGCGAATACATCTCCATCGTTGACAAGGATACCTTCTCAATCCCTGGCGCAGATGCAACTTTGCCGACCGTGTTTAAGCACGAGATCCGTCGAGTCATTGGAATCAGCGGCGCATACCTCTATGTTGAGGAGCCATTCCAATTCGCACACGCAATCGATTCATGTGGCGTTGAGCGACTGACTTACCTTTCCGATGGCAAGCGAGGAAGCCCCAACATCGTGTCGTCCTCAAAAGAGTTGCAGAACGGCATCACCCACACAATGTTCGGCGCAACTCGCCTACCCACCTTCATGATCGAGCAGTCGTTCCGTCGAACCGACGCCTCTCCTGGTGATGGTCAACTGCTTCGCCTTTACAACGGATGCAAGGTTGAGTCTGCTACGATCAACGCCAACACCGAAGGCGAGTTGAAAATGGATCTGTCCTACGAGGCAACTCGACACTACACGGACACGGCTGGCGTGATGTCGCCTCACCGTATGTTTGAGGACACGGCAAACACCGCCGCCAACCGTAAGGTATCTGGCATCGCCGTGGACGGCGAGAAGCCATACCTCTTCCAAGACATCTCCATTGAGGTGTTTGGTGCGCCTGTGCTGCGCGGTACGCAGTTCGAGTTCCAAATCACCAACGGCAACCAAGCCCGCCACTACATCCGAGGATACGAAGGCGTTCAAGCCGATTCCGATCAAGTGCAGGTTGGCAACACCCAAGCCCCTCTTGAGATCACCGAATCGAAGCGAGCCTACACCTTCCGCTTCTCTGCTATCGTTGAAGACGACAGGCTGTGGGAACAGGTTCGCACTCGAAAGCACCATGTCAACACCAACGACATCGTGTTGCGATTGAAGAAGCGAGGTACGAACGCAACTCGTGAATCGGCTACTATCACCTTGGAGGACTACACCATCGTCAAGGCAGATCACCAGGTTCCTGATGACAAAGGCGCAGTCGTTGTTGAGGTCGATTTGTTGGTTCGCCACTTGAAGGTTGAGGAAAACTCTCCATATTTCACCCTTTGATGGTGAGTCTTTAAGACCAAAAAACGGATAGGGATAACCATGAGAATTGTTGGATTTGTCATTGTGAACGGACAACGTGTGCCAGTTGACTGGTCGATCACGGGAACAGAAGTTGAACACAGCGTTGGCCTCTCGGCTGATAACGTGAAGGTGTTCGTCAACCTCCCAACCTATGTGGGCGAAGACGGCGAGCCTTTGCAACAAGCCGTTGAGGAAGTCATCACCTCACAGTCGTCGGAATATGACGGCATGACCAACACCGAACTCCGTGTGCTTTTGGAGCAGCGGGGTCTGCCCAACTACGGCAACAAGAGCGACCTGATCCTTCGGCTTCTCAAGAGCGATGCAGAAGGCGAAGTCGTTGAAACCGAGGGCGAAGAGGTGAGCGAAGATGCCGAAGCGTGATGCTTTCATCCTCAGCAACACCCCAACACGACACGTTCTCGAAACCCCAATGGGGGAGTTGATTGTTCATGTCAAGCCCCTCTCATGGGTTGAGCAACAGGACGCCATGTCCCGATTCGTTTCTTTCAAGACTACTGATGATGGCTCTGTTGCACCTGATATTGATTTGGGCGGGTATTGGCGTTATGTTCTGACCAACTGCGTCGTCGAAACTGAGCCAGCACTTTCAAAGAAGGATCTCCTCAACCTCCACCCCGATGTGGGAAATGTCATCCGAACGGTTCTCCCCGATCTCAATGAGATCATTGGGCAATTTGCAGGTGGCATCTCCCCTTTGGAGTGAGGTACGAGGAATTGGTCGCGTTCCTCGATGAAGAAGCCGACGAAAGCGAACGTCCTGATCTGGACATAACGCAAACGACGATCCTATCGTACCAAGCCATCACATTCGCACTTGGGACTCACTTTCATTGCCCCCCTCACTTTTGGGACGATCAGCCGCCCGACAGGGTTCTTCTCGACTACATGATTGTCCGTGCCGCCAGCGACAAAAAGGCGGAGATGCTTGAGCGCATGAAGAAACAGGCTGAAAGGCAAATGAAGCACGGAAGAGGCAATAAGGGGCAACCACTACGCACAACAAGCGATGGAGCCGCTCTGGGCGACTTTTTTGAGAGGCATAATCAGCAGATGAGGGGGGATTGAAATCGGACAACTCGACGACTATGTTTCCTCGCTTGCAAAGATGAACACGCTCAACAAGAAAAACACCAAGTCAGCCAACCTCCTTAACATTCAATACAAGGCTCTGCACAAGATGTTTGGCCCCTTCTTGGATCTGTTCGTCAACGTCAAGAACAACTTTGACACCGTTGGCGAGGTGATGGGGACATTCTCCGAGAAGACCGAAGAGGCTGGAGAGGCTGTCGAAACCGCAATGGGGCCATTGGGTGCTATGCTCAAAGCGTTCCGTATGATCAACTCCGCCATGATCTTGATCTTGGGAGTCTTTGCTGCGGTAGGCGCAGCCATGTATTTGCTCGCAACTCAAGCGGGAGAGGGTTCTGCTAATTTTGAGGTATTGGGTGGGGTGATCGATGCGGCAAAACGGATTCTTTCATCGCTAATGGACGGTTTTTCTGCGTTGGTGGCTGTTGTTGGAGCAACCGATTGGGGGGCAATTTCTGCGGTGGTCATGCCCGCTTTGCAGTCTATATTGGATGCATTAGGGAACATTGTTATCGTGTACCTAAGCGTGATTGCAATTGTCATTGAAAGCATCGGTAAAATCGTTGCTAAGATGAATGAGGCAGGGATGCTTGAACGAATTATGGGTGCGGTTGCGATGTTCTTAGGGGCATTCGCTGTTGGATACAACATCATCGTGGATGCGATCACTTCAACAGGAGCCACCATGGATGATGTGTTGAACGGCATTCAGTCTGCCTTTGACTATGTGATCGGCTGGTTGTTTAGCAGCGGCTTGATGGAGTTCTTCGTCAAATTGATTGAAACCTTCTTTACGATTTGGGGACTTATTGTGATCTTGGCTGCTCAAGCAATTGCCCTTTTCATTCGGATTTGGGGGGTCATTGGCCCGCCTTTGGTTCGTTTCGTCAAGGCTGTGTTTGACTTCCTAAACCCAATTGTTCGCATCATCACAGGGATTCTCGGCTTGATTTTGGAGGGGGCGGTGTCAATGCTCACGAGTCTTACGACTTATTTCAGCGGTGCAAGCGATAGCATCATGGCATTCCTTGACCCTGTTCTCGAAGTTATCACATTCATCCTCGACGGGGCGTCGAAGGTATTGGACATTGGTGGAGGTCTTTTGGGCGGTGCTGCCGATATGCTCGGTTTCAGCGATGGTGGCGTTGCCTCTGGGCCAACAAGCGGCTACCCAGTTGCTCTGCACGGGACTGAGGCAGTCGTGCCTCTCCCTGATGGCCGAACCATCCCTGTTTCGATCAAAGGCGACATTGGAGGCGGCGGAGGCCAAACCAACATCACAATCAACGTCAGCGGTGGCGGCAACGCTAAGGAGATCGCCAAGGCCGTGAGCGATGAAGTGAGCAAGGTTATGCGAACCCGTTCAAGGGGCAACGGCTACACCAGAGGGGTGATTTGATGCCAAAGATTCAGTTAATCCGTCGAGATGGAGGGGTTGTTGAGTTGGAAGCCACCAACATTGGGATCTCGGTGCAACGAACCATCACGGGGCCATATCCAATCCCTCTGCTCGCAACCCGTGCAGCCTTGGATCTCAATCAACCAAGCGTATCAATCACCGTTGATGGTGTCATCGCAGATGATGAAACCCCTATACCTGGTGTGTCATCAAAGATGAGCCTTGACCTCTCCCTTTCGTTTGGTTCGGCGGGGGCTACATCATTCTGCGGAGCCATCTCCTCGATCTGGAGCGACATCATTGCAGAGGTCGATGGGGCCACCATCACATTCCGTACCAAGGGGCAAATCGATGCTGGATTGGGTGAAAAGACCCAATTGTATTTGAAGGATGGAAGCGCAACTAACGTGGTTGACACCACGAGCATCATCTATGCCGACATCTCCTCGACCACCAACACCAATACCCTATCAACCGCAATTCAATCTGCGCTGAACGGAGCCAGCATCAAAGTGGACGGATCAACCGTCAACTTCACCACCGAATGCACGGTGTCGGCCAAGACAGGTCAAGCCGCCGCAATCTCGTATTTCGCCCAAAACGCAAGCGAGGGAACCTACACCAACGAATTGATTGAAATCTCAAACGATGCCACGGGCAGTTCGGGGGACTCAACGGTGATCGTGGAGAAATCCACCACATCCTCGTCAATTGCATGGACGAAGCAATTCTTCGTGTCTGATATGCAGGGCGGAGTCAATGATGTCAAGCAGACCCGTGGGGACAAGTTGCAAGACCTGCTGAACATGATCACAAACCCAAGCGTAGGCGGTGGACTCATCAGCCCTCAAACCCTCACAGGCTCAATGATTGAGTTGCCAAGTTCAATTGCATCGGTTGACTCTGCTCAGTTCTTGAACATTGGAGAGTCGAAAGCCGTGAAGAAATACATCGTTGGCATCCGCATTCCGTATGAGTCCCTCGCCTCGTCCACCTCTGGTGGTCGAGAGTTGCGTCAATTCTTGATCCCTGCTGGCCCAGGGACTGACGCATCTGCTGAGTCTAACACGGAGGTCTTCGATCCGTATGAAACCGTCAACAACAAGAAATCACGACCGAACCCCTTCACAAACCAAGGAATTGCCATCCCTGCAATTGTCAGCACATTTGACCCAGGCTATGAGGCAGGGGATTCTGTTTGGACATATTCGTTGACGATGCTCCCAGTCGAACAACTCATTGGGTTGTGATCCCATGGGCGTTCACACCATCCGAAGCAAGGCTATCCGTTTCAACGGCTTCACGGATGGCATCGTTGTTCCGACAGGACAATACAAGGAGAGCGGGGTCAATTTGTTGCGTCCAGCGTATGCTGGAACCACGGCAACCACCAAGAGCCATGCGACTAAGATCGGTCGGATCCACTATCCAAGGGAAAGCAACCCATTGAACAACATCACAGGGCCATTCACCATAGAGGCATTCATTGTCCCAAATTATGGAGGGACTGTCGTTTCAAAGCCCAACTGTTTCGAGTTGAAGGTTGGCGACCCTTTCAAAGAAGCACCAATCGAGTTCAGCATTCATTGCATTGGACGAGTCTTTACCGTGGCGACATCGTTCAACATCAACGTCTTGGCTGAATCTCACTCAGGAACATATGCGGGGGGCGAGCATAAGCCCGACGACCTGTCGGAGGGAGCGCAACCTTTGATGATGATATGCGCTCAATTCACGGGTGATGAGATGCACCTCTATGTCAATGGCAATCTCGTTGCCTCACTTAACTTGGTCAAATCACGGATCCTCGACAATGTTTCATCCGACCTTTTCATCGGTGGTCGAGGAGGGGAATACCGTGGCTTGATCGAGAGCGTTCGGATCTCAAATGGCATCGTTGAGCCTGTAGTTGAGCCGTTGATGGTGCAAGATCAAACCATTGGCCTTTGGGACTTCAATGACCAAATTGAGGTTCCCAACATTCGTTTCTTCAACAATCGAAATGAAATGTCAGCCTCTCAAGGAAGGGACTCCGCCGACTACACCGACCGCCTTGATGTTCCTTTGGTCATGCTTGGGTACGACTTTCAAAACATCAACGACTACGGCTACTTCAAAGTGTACGATAGGCCCGAACATTCGTCTGGCAACGATGATACTTACACGGCCCTCGAACGTTTGGCTGCGTATATCACAGGTTTGGAGTTGAAAGACATCAAGAAACAAACGTGGCATTCATCCACGCTGAATGTCAACGCATCGTCCTACGGGTCAACGACTGGATCGTTGGACTACTTGGCATCCGACCGAATTAAGCAATCATCATTGAATGCAGTCATCAACCAATCGGGGACTCACCCAATGACTGGCATGACCATGACGGCCAGCGGTCGCCTCGTTGATCTCACGAGCGGGAACACCGTTGCGACAGGTGTTGAATCCAATTTGGATCCGATGACAAACCCCATTGAGCGGGTGCGAATCATCTCCCTCGACTTCGCCAACGACAGAGTTGTGTGCCAGTCGGTTCATTTGCAGAATGATGCCACCACCTCTGCAACCGTTGAGAATCATCCGAAGGGCCAAGGTTTGCTTTTCGATCATGCTGACGGAACCCCTGTTTGGTTGACTTTGGGCAACGCTGACTTGACCATCGACCCAGGAAATACGGAGGTTTCATCTGCCGTATTGGGTCAAAAAACACGACAAAGAGATGCTTTCACACGAGCAACATTCACGCAGGGACAACGCTTTCGAGATCTCACGGCAAACAACAACGTGGCCTATTTCACCTCAATTCAAAGTCGCATTACCACGGGAACCCCTGCGTCCACGAGCATCAACCCAGACCCTGACCCTCCAAAGAGCGACCTTCTCGTTTGGCTTAACGCAGGTGGTTTGACAGGGGTATCCGATGGCGACACCATTACCCATGTTCCCGATCAAAGCGGCAATGACTTCTCGTTTTACACGATTGGAACATGGCAATATGTCGCAGCCAGCGGCTCATTCAACTCAAAACCTGCGTTGAGGATCACTTCGGCAAACGGCGCATTGATGAACATTGGAACCGCTGATGGTGAATCAAGACAGTTGACTCACACGGGGGATTCTTTTACCGCATTTTGGTTTATGAGTCCTGTTTTGTCGGCGTCTTACACAACCAACTTGATCGGACAAAACAACTCGACGCCCAAGACTTTCTTCGGTGCAACCGATGCAACAAACTCGTTCGTATTGGTCAATGATGGAACCACCTCAACCAATGGCGTGGTTGACCCAATCAATTCTTTTGCTTTGGTTTCTGCGACTTTTGACGCTGCATCAACGAACGCAACCGTACATATCAGCACAACGCTTGGAACGACATTCGTTGCAAAGTTGACAGGATCAATCAACTTCGCAGACAGCCTTTTGACCCTCTTTGGCACAGGGGCAACTGTCAACCCTTTAACGAAGACGGGAACATCAACCAACAATGCCCTTCAAAACACACTTCTGGCAGAGTTCCTTCTTTATGAGAAAGCGATGACTGATGCAGAAAGGACTGCTGTTCAAGGATACTTTCTCGATAAATACACGGTGATTTAATGCCTCCAGATACAGATGGCGACGGCCTTCCAGATGAGTCGGATCCAGACCCGTTTAACCCAGATATTGACGGCGACGGGGTTCCTGATGGGTCAGACCCAGACCCCTTCGACCCAACAATTCCAGGGGGCGGCGGCGGTGATCCTCCCCCTCCCCCCCCTCCCCCCGATTCGGACGGCGACGGAGTTCCCGACGATTCGGACGCTTTCCCTTTAGACCCATCCGAAACCACGGATAGCGACGGCGACGGCGTGGGCGATAACGCCGATGCCTTCCCTAACGATGCGTCCGAAACCACGGATAGCGACGGCGACGGTGTGGGCGATAACGCAGACGCTTTTCCAAACGATGCGTCCGAAACCACCGATACGGACGGCGATGGTGTAGGGGACAACGCTGATGCCTTCCCCAATGATGCGTCGGAATCAGCCGATAGCGATGGGGACGGTGTAGGGGACAATGCCGACGCTTTTCCAAACGATGCCAGCGAAACCACGGATAGCGACGGGGACGGTGTGGGGGACAACGCAGACGCTTTTCCAAACGATGCTTCGGAGTCTGCCGATAGCGATGGGGATGGCGTAGGCGATAACGCCGATGCTTT